TGCAACACAGGCACTGAACATATGCAACCAAACGGTTGCGCATGAACGAATGCACCACCAAACGGTTGTGCATGTGGGCCTTGGTAGGTGTTGGTAATCATTGGGCAAAGTGCAGGGTTAGGGAGGGGTATGCAACCACGCCGTGCGCGCCCGCACGAGGCCGCTCTATGTACGCACATCAACGTGGACCAGCCGCACCACGCAAGCTTATGAATGCATGCATAAACCCCGCATTTCTGCATTTGGACGTGCAGGTCCTCCAAGGGACCGCCTTTGGACCGCGCGCGGACCGCATCTTTTAAGGCTTAGTCCCTATGGTCCTTTCTTTTCTATTCTTAAGAAATAAAGATAAGATATAGGGGTAGGTAGGGTGGGACGCGGGAGCCGTGGCGTGTGGCTGGGATGGCTGGTATGAGTTCCAAAAAGTTGGCCCACACGGACCAAACTCACACCGCAGCCAAATAAGCCTGGAAAAGCTCGGTCCGAGCCCCGGTCCGCGCCCTTGGCCCCCTGGACCCCGGACCATTTTCGGTCCCCAAACGCTCCCAGACGTGCTATTGTACGCACAGAACGGAGACCAAATGCGAAAAGCTCACCAACGCCCAGACCCGACCCCGACCGGGCGCCTCGTTTACACCGCCCTCACCCCCGCCGAGTGCCGCGAGAACACCGAAGCCAATGTGCAAGCGGCCTACGCGCAGGGCTTCATGGATGGCATCCACGGCCTGCCCCCATACGCCTACCAGGGGGTCCACTTCCTGTTTCGCATCGATGCTGACGGAGAGCCCTGCGTGGTCTTCCACACCACGCTGCAGGCCTTCGAGTGCGCTGCCTACGCCAAAGCTTACGCCGCGGCGTCGGACGCCCTTGTGGCGCTGTCAGGCGCCCCGCGCCCCTACGACCCCACGGAGGCGCGCAATTGGCGACGGGTCCGCTTCACAGTCAAAACAGCGGTGGAGCTCTCTTCCAATGACGCCGGATTCGCCTTCCTAAAACGCCCCGCGGCGGTGGGCGCCGCGCCGCTAAAGCCCCAGGCGCCCCGCTAGGGCCCGCGGCGCCACGCTGCACGACTCGCACACCTTCAACGCGTCCAGCTGCCACAGGCGCGGCCTAGGACGCCCCATGCCCACCCTGGGACGCACCTCACGCTCTAAGAACGGCCGCAGCGCCTCCCGCACCCGCACGGCGTCCCATCGGTGGGTGTCGTCCAAAACGTCCCGCAGCGCCCGCGGGTCCACGCAGAGCCGGCCCCCGTGCACCGACCACACCCGCACGTCGCGCTCCCCATGCGGGGCGTCCAGCCACTCCCGCAGCGAGTCCCACGCGTCCACGGAGGCCTCGGCGTGCCCCGCGAGCACGGCCGCAGCCGCCACGGCGCCATCGCCCGCAGCCAAGAACCTTTCCGCTGGCAGGGCAACCGTCTCCCCCAACCAGGCGAAGTGCGCCACCACTCGAGCTAGGTCCACCGTCCACGCCCCGTCCCCGCGCAGCCGCGCCAAGGCCGCCTGCGCTTCCACCGCGCGCGGTTTTGCGTCTATCACCAAAAGCCTGTCAGCGACCGCTTTGACCACGTCTGGCCCGGTCACATCGTCGAAGCGTAGGTCCCCGGCTTCGTTGCCCGCTACGATCAGCCGCGTGCACCCACGCAGCGTGTAGGCCTCCAACCCCTTCGGTTCCACCTGCCTCTCGGGCTTCTGCATCAGGTCCCGGAAGGCCTTCGTGCTCAGGTCCCGCGAGCCGAACAAGCGACACTCGTCGTCGAACACCACGGGGCACTTAGCTAGGCCTCCGTTGAATCTAGCAATCAACAGGTTCGCGGTCGGGCACGCAGCCTCACCCCAGAGCCCTGCGCACGCTGCAGCAAACAAGCTTTTGCCTACATCGGCCGGCCCAAGCATGACCAACGCCGCCGAAAGGCGTCCAATATTCCGCTGCACGCAGCTGGCAACCCACACGGCCAAGCGCTCGTACTGCCGCCCACCCATGGCGCGCAGCCACGCATCCACGTCCGCATCAAACACGCCCGGCACCGTGCAGGCGTCGGGGTACCCTTCGATCAGCGTGCGACTGTCGCGTTCGTACCTACTCACGCCGGCGGCGAAATCGCGGGCGTAATTGTCGAACGTGGTGCCGTTGGCCTCCACCACGGTGCCCGCGGCGATCGAACCCCCATCGGCGCCTTTGAGCTCAATGGGCAGGCCCAATTCACGAATGCGGAGCCGCAGCGCGCTGATGGTGATGCTGGCGTGCCCGCGCTCGTCCCCCTGCCACAGCGCCACGCGGCCGTCCTTGGTGGACTGCAAAATCAGCGGCTGCTCCGTGTACATGGATGGGTCTGCGTGCGCCAGCGGGTCCGCAGCGTCCTCGCGTTCCTGCCGCGCGGCAAGCGCACGCGCGCCCAACCCCGTGCACCCTAGCGCCGCGTCCACCACGCCCCCAGTGATGGCCTCGCCCAACAGCGGTTGCAGCGTGTCCACGCCGGACACCTCCACCGCCGGGCGTTGGTACGCGCCGCGCATGTGCGCCACCCCCGCCGCCACGTCCACGGATGTGTCCCCTTCAGCGGCCTCGGCGAGCCACGCGGTGCACGCGGCCACCGCCGAGTCCTCCGGCACCAGCATGCGGCGCCACACGCCGCCCAGCGCCCCGCAGAGGGGCCACTTCCTGCCGTGGCACTCGGATGCCAACGGCAGGCTTTGGAGAAGCGCCTGCGCGCGCGGGTCATCGTGCACGGCCTCGGCATTGGCCTCCAGGTCTAGCGCCGTGAGCGCCGGGCGCGCCTCCACCGCCACGCCTTCGCCGGGGAGCAGCACGCACGGCCCGTCGGAGGGATCGCCCAGCACTAGAAGCCTGCGCCCCGCCAGGGGGTCCGCATCAGAGTCAGGAACCACGCCGGAGCCATTGCACTCGGCGCATGGGCCGTTGCCGGGCCCGCCGCACGCGTCGCAGTGCTTCTCCCACTTAGGTGCTGCAGTGTAATGGATGGCCACTGCGGTATAGTGGGAATCGTCAATGCCCCACGTGCCAGCCCACGCCCGCATCTCGAGATCGGTGTGCGGTCGGTCCAGGAGCACCCACGCACGGCCGCGCACGGTGGGCGAGCGGTGCGCGGAGGAGCTCCACTGCCACACGCAGGCCTTGATGCCAAGGCGGGCGCCAACGTCTTCGAACCACTGCGCCGCGCTGCCCTCGGGGTCCTCGGGGTCGTAGGGGGTGGTGCTCTCGTCCACGTCGATGGCGGCCCACTGCCGCGCGGCTGGGCGGAAGGGAGGCGTGATGGTGGGGTCGTCCTTGGGCACCTTGGAGACGCGCCGGACGCGCTCCCCGCCGGCACCTTGCACCACGTCCGGGTGCACGTCGCCGCGGACGACGCAGCGCGTGGGATCGTTTTCGATCGCCATGAGCAGTCGCAGCAGATCGGTGAAGGTGCGCACACGCACCTCCGCATCCACAACGAACTGCGCCACGCGATCGAACGCCTGGACGCTGCCGTCCGCGCGGTACACCTTGGTCAGACGTTTGCGTCGGGACGCGGTGCGGAGCACCGTGATGGTGTCTCTCAACGGGCGCCCCGTTCCCACGCAGGTGAGCCCACGCCGGGCATGGTGGGTTCGTCTTCATCTGTGTGGGGCACCGTGCCGTTACCTTGGCACGCGACACACATTCCCTCGTATCCGGCGGCTCCCGGATCGGGGTCGTATCCACAGCCACCGCAGCGTGCACAGTTCTGCACGTCCACGCCTTCCACCGTCACCAGGTCCCCCGCACCTACAGGCCGCAGCGCTTTCCCCCACCACACGCCCCGCACCGAATGTGCTGCCCGCGTTGCCTCGTCTGTTCGGGTGTTTCCCACGAACCCCCAACCCTTGCCGTGCTTCGGCCCGGCATAGAATAACGTCCAGGTGTCACCCCACACCCAAAAGATGCGGTGCTGCACGTAGCGGTTCGGGAACGTGTTCCAGGTGAGTGGCGTGTACCAGCGCGTCTGCGTCACGTGTTCGTGCGCCCATTTTCGCTCACCGTACCCGCCCCGCAGAATCAAGCTTTTGCTGTGTGCCCACGGGTGCGTGTGTAACCGCGTGTCCGGGTCCGCGCGGTAGATCCGCTGCAGGTACCAACCGGGCGTGCCGGTCTCGTCACCCTGCGGTGTGCTGGTGAGGAAGTACCGATCGATGTAGTCTGCTTCATCTGGGCGCAGGCGACGCATGGGCCGCCGGGCCACGAACACGTACAGCCGCAGCGCGAGCCACAGCAGGAAGCCAACCAGGCGCTTGGCAACGGCGATCACGTGGTCACCACAATTGCAACGGCGCAAAATGCACCAAAGAAAAGAACGATGCACCCGGGCACAAGGTGTCCCGCGCAGCACAGCGTAACGCCGCCCGCAATCAGTACGGCCGAGCACAGTGCCGGGGGCCAATATTTGTTTGGTTTTCGGTTGTCAACGCGCGTGACGTTATTGACGGTCTGCATTCGGTTGGGTCTCCTAGTCGTCCACCGTAGCACGCGCGCAATTACCCGCGCAACCGCGGGCGCGCTTGACGCCGTGTTAGTCTGTACGCTGCACGCCGGGCGCTGTGGTGGCTTGGTCTCCCCGCTTCCGTCCGGCGTGCACCTACTTGCGCCCGGCGCTGCGGCGTGCCAAGGTGAGCGCGGCCATGGTTGAGACCCCCATCGCACCCCCACGTCCGAGACCTCGGTACCCGTTGCCCTCGCTACCTACGCCACCGAGGCAGGCCCCGCCACAGCACCCGCACGCGCCCCCAATGCAAGACCCCTGGCCGCGCGGTGTCGAGCCAATCGTCTGTGGTGTGCATTGACCCGACCCCACCACAGCCCGTCCAGCATCGCGCTGGCGTATGAGTGTGAGTACGCATGGGGCATCCGGTACATCGAGGGTGCACCGCGGCTCGATACGCCGTGGGCCGAGTTCGAGGCGTGCGTCAAGCTTCCGTGGAAACGGATCTTCGCGGGTGAATTCCCGTGGTGGACGCCAGCGCAGAAGGGCAAGCCCGGCTCGGATGACATGGGCGTCATTCTGGCGAAGCACTTCGGGCGTACGGTGCTGCGGAAGGAATGGTCAGCCTCCCTCGGCAAGGGCATGCACGCCGTGCTGGAAGGGTACTACGGCCAGGGGCCCGCGCCGGATTGGGACTCGCTACCGGGACAGATCGCGCTGTCCGGGCTGCACCTGCTGCCGCGTCCGGAAGAGTGCATCGAAATCCGGATTGAGAACGGTCTCACGCTGGAGGAGTCCGTGCCGCTCGCGCCGGACGCGTGCGAGGCGTGCGCAGGGCAGGGCCGCGTAGGCGCCATCGGTCGGCGCAAGAAGTGCCACGCGTGCAAGGGCGCCGGCGCTGTCCCCGTGTTCGGCGGGCGTGCGTTCGGCGTCACGTGGAAGGGCTTCATTGACCTCCGCGCCCGCATCTCTAAAGCTGGACTCAAGCGCTTGGCGCTGTGGAAGCGCGGCGTTAGGCCCTCCGATTGGGTGACGTTCGACTACAAGTCGACGGCCGGCGAAGGGTACGTGAAGGACACCCGCGCTACGGCTGCGGCATTTGCGGCCACAGGTCGCAAGCGTTGGCACGAGCCGGAGATCCTGGAGGACGATGGCCAGGTCAACCTGTACGCATACGATGCGCTGTGCCAGCGTGTGGGGGCGGGCGGCGAGCGCCCCATCTTCATGCGTTGGGTGTACTTCTGCACGCGGGGCAAGCGCAACGCGTGGGCCCGCGCCATGGCCTTGACGCCCGCCGAGGTGACGGCTAAGGTTCAAGCGATGGCCGCGCGTGCGGCCGAGTTGGATACACTCGAGACCCTAGATGAGTGCATCCGCAACCCCGAGTCGTGCGACAACTTCGCGGGGTGTGAGCATCATGTTTCACGAGGCGGGCGGTGTGACGCGCACCGGTCGCTTGGTTTGGCTTGCGCGTCAATTGCGAAAAGGAGACTACCTATCATCATGGCAAAACCGAAACCCACGAGCCCGGACGACTACATGGCCAAGCTCGAAGCCCTCAACGCGAAGGCCGGAGGCAAGAAAGCCCCGCCGCCCCCGGTAGAGGAAGACGAGGAAGAAGACGAGGAAGAGGAAGACGAGCCGGCACCCGCGCCCAAGAAAGGCAAGAAGGCCCCACCGCCCGTCGAAGACGAAGACGAAGACGAAGACGAAGACGAGGAGGAAGAGGACGAGGACGAAGACGAAGACGAGGAGCCCGCGCCCAAGGCCAAGAAGGCCGCTCCGCCCGGCCCCACGCGACCTCAGGCGCGCCCCGCGCCTGATGCCCCTGCTGCCAAGGCGCCCAAGGCTGCCGCTGCAGCACCGTCCAGCGCCGTCACGTTTCGCCTCACGGTCGAGAGCAACGACCCCAACGCCATCGCCGCGATCGCCGCGTCCTTGGGTTCCTGATGCCGCGCGCCGCAGAAGTCCGAGACAGCGCAGACCTGCGGCGCATCCTTGCCCTCCCTAGCCGGCCGCTTTCACTGGCCCAAGCTAGGGAGGACCGCAAGCACATGACGCAACTGTTGGCGCTGCAACCGCACGCGCGGCTCCGCGTGTGGCAAGCGTTCTGCCTTGCCGAGCTGTTGCGGCTGTACCGGGATACGGGCATCGTTGGGCAGTACGCCGCGTTGTCCGTCGGCGCGGGTAAGACGCTCCTCACGTGGTTGATCTGCGTCATACTTCAAGCCCGCGCGCCCATTCTTTTGCTGCCCGGTGGCCTCAAGAAAAAGACGTACCGAGAGTTCCGTGAGTTCGTTGGCGTGTGGAAATCACCCAAGCCACCCCCGCGGCTCGTTGGGTTTGAAGATCTAACCAACAAGAAAAACGTTGACCTGTTGGCACGGCATAAGCCGGACGTGCTGATCATTGACGAGAGTGATCGCTCCCGGAACAGTGACGCCAGCGTGCACAAGCGCATTGCGCGCGAGGTGTTTGGCAACGAGCCAGCGGTGATTGAGCTCACGGCCACGCCGGGGCGCCACAGCGCGCTGGACTACATGCCCCAGATGGTTTGGGCGCTCGGGCAGCATGCGCCGGTGCCAACGGACCCAACCGAACAGGCCATGTGGGCCGCAGCGCTGGACGAGAAGCCCAAGCGCAACGGGATGCACGTGCACATCGGGGCGCTAGCAAAGCTGTGCCGCGCCATGGGCGAGCCGGAGACCAAGCGCGGTGCGCAGAACGCATTCCGAAAGCGCGTGCTCTCAACCCCAGGCGTCGTGATCGTGCGCGGGGACAGCTGCGAGCAACCGCTCACCATCAAGCTTGTGTGTGCGCCTGAAGATCCCATCCTGGACGAGCATTACAAGACGCTGCGCCGGTTGTGGATCACACCGGGTGGAATTCCTCTCATGCAAGGCGAGGGAAAGAAAAACGTCCTCAGCTACGCCATGCACTGCGATTGGCTGGGCGCCGGGTTGTACTACGAATGGGACCCAAAGCCGCCCAAGTGGTGGTTGGAACCGCGCATCGTGTGCGCCAAGTTCGTGCGCGGGCGCATCAAGGCGACGGCCAATACGCGCAACCCGCTGGATACATACGCCGCGGTGGTTGCGGCGTACCCGGACGATCCGCGCGTGACCGATTGGCTCGAAGTAAAAAACAAGTTCAAGCCCAACAGCGTCGAGCGTTGGATTTCCGCCAGCACGTTGCAGTACGCGTCCAAGTGGCTGCAGCGCGAAGGGCCGGCGATTGCGTTCTGCGGCGCCACCGCGTTCGGTGAGGCGCTGGCGAAGGTGAGCCGGCTGCAGTACTACGCGGACAAGGGTTGCAACGCCGCAGGCGTGGAGATTGACAACAGCCCCAAGGGCGTTAGCGCCGTGTCCAGCTGGCAAAGCAACCTGCGCGGGCGCAATCTGCAATACCATTGGCACAAGGCGTTGCTTGTGAACATCACGCCGAGTGCGCTTTACCTGGAACAATTGTTCGGCCGCATCCATCGCGCCGGCCAGGAGCACCCGGTTGAAATTACCGTGCTCTGTACGAGCGGGGACAGTTACGCCGCCTGGGACCGCGCGCTGGGCGAGGCACGTCAGAACGAGCGGATGCTCTCACTCCAAAATAAGATACTGCGTGCAACGGTTGTGCGTGGTAGACCAACAGTTACGAAAGCCAACCGTTGGCGGTGGCTTGAAGATGCGGCCTAGCCGCGGAAGGAGACCGACAGATGGCATTAGCGGATCGATTCGCTGGCAACAGCGCAAAGGCAAAAAATAAGGCCCCCGTTGGCAAACCCAAAGGCGGGCCCGTGTCCCGCTTCGGTGGCGTGGAGCAACGCGAGGCGCGTAACGAACGCCCCACGCCGGGTAACTTTCACTTTCGTTTCGTGAGTGGTGGTGAAGGCGAGCGCATCAAGGGCAAGGCACCTTTCTATAAGGCGAGCCTGCTAGTGGTGGACACTGACTCTCGCGACACCCCAAAGGGTGGTACCGCGCACTACGACCAGTGCATTTCGGACAGCGCGTTGGCGGTGGCCGGTGAAGAGCTCACCAAGATGGCCATGGCTTTCCTGGGCTTCGACTTCGGGGACGCCGACCAGTTCGAGGCGTTCAAGAAGTGGGAGAAGAAAACCGGTGGGTACGACGGCGCGTACATCGACGCCATGTGTGGAGATGATCGCTACGGCGCTGTGACCGCCTTCGGGGAGAACCCGCTGGACGGTCGCGAGGCGCTCGCACAGGTGAGCCGCGGCAAAGACATCGACGACGAGGGCAAGGAGTACTACCGCAAGTACAAGTGGGCGCCCCTCGGTGAGGAAGACGCCGCGGACGACGACGACACGGACGAGAGTGAGGACGAGGAGGAAGAGACTCCCCCGCCGGCCAAGAAGGGCAAGAAGCGCCCGTGACAGTGGCCGAACTATTGGAGGAGTTGCGCTTTTTACCGGACAAGGCCACGGTGATGATCCGTGTGCAAGAGTCCGGGGAGCGCGTGCTCCTCCAAAGCCTACTCACTGGCATCGTGGACCGCCGCCCCGACGGTTCCGTGTTGCTCGTGGGTGACCTGGACCTCGCGGACATCGACCTACCCTGATGCCCGGCACGGCGCGCACCCCCGATTTCGTCGACTTCGAGTCCCGCGCGGACAAGTCGCAGTGTGACCTGAAAAAGATCGGGGGGCGCGCCTACTGGGAACATCCCACTGCCGAAGTCATCTGCGCGGTGCTGCAGGTGGAAGGCGAGATCGTGGAGTGGGCACCGGGGGACCGGTGCCCTTACGGGCGCACGCGGCCGGACGCTGTGGCCGCGCACAACATGATGACGTTCGATCGGCATGCGTGGCGCCGGCTCGGCTGGCCGGAGCCGCGGCGCTACATCGACACCATGCACCTCGCCGCGCGCGCGGGGTACCCAGGTTCGCTGGACAAGCTTCTGACGCGGCTGCTCGGGCGCAGGAAGGACAAGGAGGGCAACGCCTTCACGCTGCGTCTGAGTCAGCCGAGCAAGGCCAAGGCGCGCCTGGGGCAGCTGCCACTAATCACCCCGGAGGTGCTGCGCCGCGTAATGGCGTATTGTCGAGACGACTTGACCGGCACGGTCGGGCTCTGGCCGTTCCTGGAGGACTTCCTGGACGTGGAGACCGATGCGGAGGAAGTGGACCGGCTGATCAACGATCGCGGGATCTGCTTCGACGTGGCGCTTGCTAAGGCCCTGCTGCGTGAGGACGCGCGGCACGGCGCCGAGGGTGTGGGCGTGGACCCGCGGGTGCTGGACAAGCGCGAAACGGTGGAGTGGTTGCGGCACCTTGGCGCGCGCATCACTAACCCCGACACCAACACCATGCGCCGGCTGCAGAAGCAGCACGCGCCGGACGGCAAGGTGCCCAACCCCGCGATCGTCAAGTTCGCGACGGAGCGCCTGTTCGTGTCCGGCATCCGACACGCCGCCACGTTCTGCAAGTGGATGCGGGAGAGCGGCGCCACCGACTGCCACAGCGCCACCGCGGACGAGGTGGAGCAGTACGAGCACCACCCCAAGCGCGCCGTGCGGGAGTTGGTGCAGGCGCGGACGGCGCTAGCCAGCATCGTAAGAGGAAAGCTTGAAGCCGGCATCGCGCGCGTGTCCCCCGACGGCCGGTTGCGGGACATGTTCAAGTACTGGGCCGCGCACGCGCAGCCCAACTCCGAGCCCGTTCGAACGCCATTGGGGTGGGTTGCCATGGGCGAGTTGCGAGTGGGTGACGTCATTCAAGGCCGTACAGGACCGACGCGTGTCGCAGGAACTTACCCGCAGGGGTTGCGACAGGTATACCGCGTTACATTCTCTGATGGTTCGTGGACTAGGTGTGACGCAGAGCACTTGTGGAGTGTGCGTGCGTGCGGTAAGCCACGTGTAATACGCCTTAGGGACCTGGGGGATTTGTCGTACGGCAAAAGGCACCGGTACACCGTTCCGTTTGTGGCCGACCGAACGGAACGGCCCGACGTACTGCCAATTGACCCGTACACGCTAGGGGCACTCCTTGGTGACGGTTGTATGGTGGGTGACTGCCCGCGTTTCACGTCAGGCGACCCCGAGATCGCAGCAAGATTCCAGTTGAACGGGGTGCGCGCGGTCGTGCGGCCTGTACCCGGAAAGAAGGCTTTTCACTACCGATTCGTTATCAGTACAGCTAACGCCACTTCGTGCGGGCATGGCGGCCGAGCCGTTCGAGGCTTGTGCGTGGGTTGCTACTACGCACTTGTTCGCAGAGGCGAGCCGCTACCGCCTAGGCGGCGTAACCCTTTACGTGTAGCACTCGAAGGCCTTGGACTTTGGGGGCACGACTCGTTCACGAAGTTCATTCCGCCAGAGTATGGTTTGGCGTCCTTCGCAGCGCGTGTTGAGCTTTTGCGTGGGCTTTTTGATACGGATGGTTCCGCAAAGAGCCCGGGAGTCGTAAAGTACGCGACGTGTTCGCCACACTTGCGAGACGCAGTGATTGAGCTCGTTCAGTCTATCGGTGGCACGGCGCGCGCATACGTTGAACGCCTCGGTGACGGCGTAATATACTCGGTAAACTGTCACATACCCGTTGATGTGTGTCCCTTTGGTCTCGAGAGAAAGGCTCGACGTTGGACGGGAACTAGGCGCGCTCCGTGGCGTGCGGTTGTGAGCGTCGAAAAAGATGGGGTCGAGGAATCGACGTGCATCGAAGTCGAGGCTAGTGACCATTTGTACATCACTCGAGGGTATATTGTAACGCACAATACCGGTAGGTGGGCAGGCGTTGGGTTGCAGCCGCACAACCTCACACGCCCTGACGACATTTTTGAGAAGTGGACCGACAAGGACATTCGGCGCCGTGTGCGTGACGTGATTGCGGGCGCGCACGTGCACCCGCTCGAGATGCCCATGTTGCTGCGCGCGTGCCTGTATGCGGAGCCAGGGTGCGTGTTCGTTGAGCGCGACTTCAAGGGGGTCGAAGCGCGCGGGCTTGCCTGGACAGCGGAAGACGCTGCGGCGCTGGCCGTGGTGGCGAGTGGCGCGGACCCGTACAAGGCCATGGCTAGCCGCATCTTCGGTGTCCCGGTGGAGGAGATTGGCAAGGACGAGCGCCGACAGATCGGCAAGATCGCAGAGCTCATGCTGGGGTACGGTGCCGGCGCGCGAAAGTTCCAGTCCAACGCAGACAAGGAACTAGCGAAGATCGGGAAGACGCTGGCGGACGTGGGCACGGATGGGCAGACCGTGGTGGACACGTGGCGCGAGGTGCACGCGCCGATCGTCCAATTTTGGGCCGACATAGAGAACGCGGCTAAGGACGCCATCGGGGGCCACACCGGCTTGTGTGGCCTGCGCAACATGTTCCGTTTCGAAAGTGACGGGAAGGACGTTGCACTTATTCTGCCGAGTGGTAGGTTCGTCCTGTACCCCGGAATGCGTTTCGCCTCGCGGCGTGATGCAACTCTCGCGAATGAGGCTCTCACCAAAAAGGGACTGGAAGGTAACCGGCGCCCCGGTGGCATCGTGTTCGACGGGCATCGCGGCGTCGATTGGACCTACGGGGGGAAGCTCACGGAGAACGCAGTGCAGGCCATGTGCCGGTGCCTGCTCGCCGCCGCACTCGTGCGTGCGGAACGGCGCGGGCTCAAGATGGTGATCCACATCCATGACAGCGCGGGTGCCGAGGTGCCGCGTGCACTGCGCAAAATCGCAGCGCGTACCCTTGACGAGTGCATGCTGGAACTGCCACAGTGGGCATACGATTTCCCCATCGACTGCGATGGGTTCACAGGTGAAAGGTACCGTAAGTAAATGATCGATTACGCAGGATGGGAACCGCGCGTCAAGCGCCTCGGTCTCGCTGAAAGCTTGGAGGCGTACACCTGTCGTTTGGCAGAAATCGCTTTCGTCGCGGGCCTGCGCCGGGTGCGGCAGTGGTGGCGAGTGCAGGGCCGCGAGTTCCTAGGCGGTGCGCCTCCGTTCGCTGTGAACGTGTGCCGCGCGTGCGGCGGCGTTGGGGCGAGCGTGGTGCCGCGCTGCACTGCCTGCGAGGGCCGCGGCGACTTCGGCCGCGCCGAGATTGTGGAGGACTGCACGCGGCAGGAGTGGATCGACGCCGGCATGCCCTTCCGCGACCGCGAGGCAGAAGAGCGCGCCGAACCGTGGCAGTGGGACCGCGCGTGCGGGGAGGTGTTGCCGCCCAACCGCAACCGGCGTGCGCAGCGCAAGGCTCGACGCCTGGCAGCGGTGCGACCGTGAAAGTCCACGTTGTACAGGCCGTGGACCCTGGCAGCGCGGGCGCCGGCTCGGCCGTGGCGGACTTCTTTCGTGGCACGTGCCGAGCGTGGGCGTTCGTCCGGCACCCCGCGCGCCCGGTTGGGTGGTCGCACGCGGATGTGGTGGTAGCAGAACGACCCGAGCACCAGGGCGATCGTTCAATGGGCGCGAGGCCGATCGATCTGATCAACCTGAGTTGGGAAGGTGCGCTCGTCGCCGCGTCGCTCTGCGGCCCCAAGGCACGCCTGTGCGAGTTGCACCCGTCGCAGTGGAAGGGCATGCTCCCGAAGCCTGTGCACCATGGCAGGCTTTGGCTTGCGATGTCCGTGGCCGAGCGCGCGATCTTCGGTGGGAGCACCACCGCGGATGCAATCGAGCGCGCCATCGACAAGGGCGCGTTGGACAACTGGAAGCGCCCCGGCGTTTCGTACTACCCGCGCTCGTTCAAGTTGCACAACGCGCTGGACGCGTGGGGACTTGGGCGCTATTACTTAGACAACCCGGAAGAGTGCGAAGCGCACTTCCGACCGAAGGAGACCCGATGATCAACACCGACGCAGACGAGCGCGCCCCGCGCGCAACCCCCGCGCCCAGCACGGACGCGTTTCTAAATGAGGTGACCGGACGCCGCGAGTTGCCTCCGCCCCCGCGCCAGCCAATCGAGTCAGGCGAGGTGGCGTTGCTCGTGACCGCCATTGCCAACGCAGAAGCCACAAGGCTGTACGCCTTGACCTGTCGCGAACTGCCGGAGGCCGACCACACCGCCAGCAAAACGTGCATGAACGCGCTGATCGAGCTCGCAACCCAAAGCTTGCTGGATTGCCCGAAGCACGGCCCGCGCCTGGTACGTTCGATCCACTCGGCGGTGGAGGCGTTGAAGGCCGAGCGCGCTGCGGCCGAAGCACACGCGAACCAGCCAGACACGACCGCGGCCCCCGTGCACGCCAACGCCAACCACGAACCGATGCCGGGTCACGTGACCGGGGCAGGGCCGCTGTACGGCGACCCGAGCTCCGATGGTGACGGCTGTGGCTGAGGAGCTCATGCGCGTTGCGGCGGTGTACTGCTGCAACGCCCGTGCGGCGGACTTGACGGGGGACCTGCGCCCGGAGATAAGGCCGGACGGCCCGCGCCCCGTTCGTTGGGGCCCGCTGCACGAAATGCACTACATCGCGTTGGCTTCGATCGCCATGGCGCTGAGGGACGTGTGATGGCCAAGCTACGAACGCAAACCACGCTGGTGCACAGCGACAAGACGGAGGCGCTCACTCTCGCCATGCCGGCGTACCGCAAGGCCCTGCGCCTTGCGGCGGTGGACGCGCAGAAGTACGCGGACGCCGCAGCCACGATCGCCGGGTTGGGCGTCACCACGGCGGAGGTGTACACGTTGGCGGACAGCATGGCCAGCGACGTGGCGCGCAAGCTCGACACAATCAAAGGTATGCGTTCCTTGTCAACGGGGCCCCTGTATGAGAAGGCCAAGGAAGTGGAGGCCGAGTACCGCCCCACGCTGACGGCGCTCACCTCAGCAAAGGACACGCTGGCGAAGGCACTCGGCGCGTACCGCGTGCTACTAGCCGAACGCGAGCGCGAGGCGCGCCAGGTCGCTGCGGCGGCCATGCAAGCGGCAGACACGGAGACCGTGGTGGAGGCGCTCACGATTGCACAGGACGCGGTGGCGCCGGTGGAGGCGCGGGCCACGTGCCAGATGCGGTGGGTGGTGGCGCGCGTTTGCAATGCGGACTTGCTGCCGGATGAGTACTGGTGCCCGGACATGAACAAGCTTGCTGCGGTGGCAGCGGCGCACCCGGGCAACGGTGACGCGCCGGTGGTGCCGGGCGTGACGTTCGAACTGGTCGCCAAGATGGGGATCCGCCGATGACTCTCACCGAACGAATAATTGCGAGCGTAAGTGGTGCACCCATCCCGGTGTCCGCGTCCGACGTGGCGCGGGAAATCAAGGCGCACCCGGCCACGGTGTCCGGCATCATGTGCCGGCTAGCCAAGCAAAGCCGGCTAAGCCGAACGCCGGCGGGCACGTTTGGCGGTTCGCCTTGCGATTGCGAGGGATGCCGGGCGCATAAGCCGGGTACGTGGGTGTACGAATGAGGCCCTGCGTGCCGATTCCGCCACCGCCCCCGGTAGGTACGGACCTTAAACGGCTGTCACAGGAGATCGAGATCTGCCAACTTCGCGAGGAGCTCGCCGCGGCCAAGGATCGCACCCTCACCCTTGGCGTGCTGCTCGCACTGTGCTTCACGTTGACCGTTGCTGGCGCGCTGGCCTCGCTGTGGTGGGCAACGTGACACCTTTCGATCCGTACGACGCGATCCTAACCCTGTTCGGGTGGGGCATGTTGGTCGCCGTCGGTTGGTACGGCGCAGCGACTGCGGCCATGGTGCTCCAATGAGCCGCGGTGTTGACGCCGGCAACCACGGCCATGGGTCCAAGTGGATCCGCAAAGCCAAGCGTCTGCGTATTTACGCCCGCGATGGGTACCGTTGCGTTTGGTGCTTGGCGCTGGTTGCCCCGCCCGCGGGTCTCGGTTCGCGCAGGCGCCCGCGCCTGGCTACGTTGGACCACGTGCTACCGCGCACCCGCGGTGGCAGCAACCACCACAGCAACCTAGTCACGTGCTGCGCCGCGTGCAACGAAGCGCGCGGCGACATGCCGGCGTTGGCGTTCGCGCAGGTGTTGGCTGACCCGGTCACCTGGCACAACGATGGCGAGCACTGGGCACAAGTTGCGGAGGCACTCGACCGCGTTCTAACTGCAATGGGTAGCGAGTTGCCCGCAAAGGAGACCACATGTACACGCCCACGAAAGGCGGGCAAATGATTTTAAATGCGCAAGACCACGCACGCCTCGCGACCTTGTTCGCTCGCGATGATGAAGCCGGCGGGCAAGGCGCGGGCGCGCCCGTGTACCCCGGCTATCGCCCCGCCGTGAAGGAGGCGCCGAACGGGGATACGCGGGAGTGCGCGACGTGCAACGGCCACGGTTACGATCCACCGCTGGTGTGCCCAACGTGCGCCGATAGCGGCCGCGTACCGAACGTCGCGCCCGACACCGCGCGTTATCTTCACGTGGCGGAAAAGTACAACCCCCCGGAGTGGGCCCGCGCCTACTTGGCCCGCGCGCACTGGGAGGCGTGCAAAGTGGCGACGGCGCTCGACGTGCCGGACGCCTATTACCCCCGCCCCGAAGATGGCACGTTGCGCGTACTCGAGTACCAGTCGGGTGGGTTTCAGCCGGAGCACACGGACTTCGATCTGTTTACGATCGTTTGCTACCGAAGCACGCTCGAGGATTTGCAGATCGGAATCAAAGCCGGCAAGTATCTTGCGCACGACTTGGGCGGACTTGGTGACTCGACACCACCCTCGTGTAACCGGTGCGGCGAAGTGTTGCCCGAGGCGGACTCGTCATGCTTCGGGATCGGTAGCGCCCTAGACACGCGCGGTTATTCGCCCGAACAGCGGCGCCTCGTGCAAGAGGCGATGCGCATGTCCCCCGGCTTGCACATCGGCGAAATCGGCGAGCTCGTAGGCCTCGGCCCGGCGACCCCTCACCGCGTGCCGGCGCGGCCGTACACTCAGCAGTCGATCGTTTACTTCGCTATGCCGTCGCACGCGGCGCGGTTGCCGATGACTAGCGCGCGCGGCGGGCAAACGGTGGAGAACACGTGGCGCCCGGCGACCGTCGGCGAGTGGCTCAAAGAACGCCTTGCGCGCTCACGGGTGTACGAGTGAAGCGCGCCCTGCTGGCGCTCCTCCTGTGCGCGTGCATGTCAGAGGAGGACTACGCTTCCCAACGCGTGGTACAGGCCGAGTTCGCCGCGCGCATGGGCATCGGCTACTATCAGTGTTGGAATGGCGAACACAGCGTGTGCGATGGCGTGCTCGCCGGGCGGCCTGTGACATTCCGCTGTAGTACCGAGTCGTGTTGGTGGCAGGAGGCCCGATGACTCAGCCCACCTTGCGCATCCGCGTGCCCGAACGCCCGAGCGTGTACGTGCCGCCGTTCCTTACGTCTCCGTGCAGTTTCAGGAACCCGCTGCGGTACCCGCGGGAAATGTCGGAGCGTATGCTAGCAACAGGGGTGCCCGGACGTAATGCCAGCACGCGCGTGACGATGTCTTCGCCGGTGAGCGGCCGGTCCAGTTCCGCAACGCGGCGCTGCAGCTCTCCAGCCAGCAAGCTTTGGATCTCAGAGAGTGCGGACAACTGTCGCACTGCGGCAGGAAGTCCCGCCACGGATCACGAATGTTCAGCGAATACGCTCACGTGCGTTTCAGGAAGGTGACACGAAATCATGACCAAAAAACGCATCTGGACGCCGGCCGAACGCGAGTACGTGCTTAGCGAGCTGGAAACAAGAACGCAGCGCGAGGTAGCAGAGGAACTAGGCGTGGCGCTAGAAGCGCTCGAAAGCCGGGTGCGGCACTGGAGGCGCATGGGGCGGGCAGGCAAGCCCGAGGCCACCACGCCCGCGCACGTGCACGAGGGCCTGGAGCTCAAAGCGCAGAGCACTCGCACCGCTGACGAAGATGGCACGCTGCGGTGGGACAAGACGGGGCTTCCCCTCACGGAGCCGGAGCCGATCCCGGACCATCTGCACGTCACACGCGTGTCCACGCTGCAGCGCAATGGCCTGGAGGTACTGCGGTGGACGGCGCATGACGAGGAACGCGCCGCGCGCGAGGCCGCCACACGTGCGGCGGTGCTGGACTTCGTCGCTAACCACGTGCGTCCCGCGGAGCCGCTACCCGTCCCTGCGCACAACCTGGACGACCTGAAAACGTACTACCCCATCGGTGATGCGCACGTTGGCATGCTGGCGTGGGGCGAGGAGGTGGGGGAAAGCTTCGACTTGAAGATCGCTTCCACGGAACTCACCGAATGCGTGCGGCAGTTGGTGGCACGCAGCCCGGCATCCCGCACCGCTGAGGTCACCAACCTAGGCGACTGGTGGCATGCGCAGAACACACGCGCTACCACGCCAGCGAGCGGCAACTCCCTGGATGTGGATGGGCGTTATGGCAAGGTGGTGCGCGTGGGCATCGGCATCGGGGTGTCTCTCGTGGAAGCCGCACTCCTGAAACATGAGCGCGTTGCATTCCGCACGCTACGGGGCAACCACGACCCCGAACAAAGCTTGTGGTTGGCGGAGGTGCTGCGCGCCTACTTCCGGAACGAACCACGTGTATATATCGAGGAAGCGCACAAGTTCTATCAGTTCGACTTGTTCGGACGGAATCTAGTGATGTGGTGCCATGGTGATGGCGCCAAGCCGGAACAGCTACCCCAAGTCATGCTAGCCCAGGGTGCGCAGTGGATCTCCCAAACCAAGTTCCGTTTTGGGTGGTCGGGCCATGTGCACAGCCGCAACGCTGCGGAGTACGGCGGCATGTTGTGGGAGAGCTTCAACACACTCGCGGGTAAGGACGCGTGGCATGCGTGGAAGGGTTACAACGCGCTGCAGCGCCTGCAGGCCGTCACGCTCCACCGTGAATGGGGCGAGGACTTCCGCGCGACCGTTGGCGTTGAACGTGTGCGCGCGGCGATCGAAGCAATGCGAGGTGCGGCATGAAAGTCACCGGCCCGTATTTCGTAGTGCGCCCTGCCCTCGTACATGGGTTCTTTGCAGTACTACACGACAGCCCGGTGGGGACCGGGCAGCGCGTGTGGGGCACGTCCGCCGATTCGACAATGCGCCGCGGTTGGGAATTGTGGGGCGGGCACGTCCCGGCAGTGGTGCGGCTGTGATCTACATCAAGATCGAACTGTGGCCGGGCGGGGACAGCACCCGCGCCCGCGTGCTGTCCGAGGGCATCATCCACAACGTGGGCGGGGACTCGGCGCGCGGTAATTACGAGTACCTGTTTTCCAAGGTGGGCGGGTTCGGTGCCACCGTGCGGGAGATCGCAACCGCGCAAGTCAAGAAGGTGCTGCGCCGCGGCGCGGTGCTGAACTTCCCGCGGCAGCGCCTTTACGCGCACGACTTGGTTTTTCGTGCGTTGCGCGCGGCGTTCGGGGAGCGCAATCCGCCTCCGGCCAAACAGGCGTGCCAACTGTGCGGCAGCACCCATCGTGTACGTGGGGATGGGGTGTGCGAGGCATGCGTGGGTTCGGTGCCGGCATGACCCCGTCCGTCGATGTCATCTGCGCGGACTCGCGCTTTCTGTCGCTGGACCTGGACAAGCACTTCCACCTGCTGGCAACGGATGCGCCGTACAGTCCGCACGTGCACAGCAACGCTACCAGCGCCGGCACCGGTGGCGTAGGAACGCGCAAGCGCGACTTTGGTTTCGACCCACTGGACGACTTGCTTAGGGAGCGCATCGCCATCGCCGCGGCCAACGTGCAACGGTGGTCCGTGCTGTTCACGGACAAGGAGAGTTCACACCTGTGGCGGGACGCGGCCACCGGCGCCGGTGCGCGATACGTCCGTACCGTGCCCTGGGTTCGGTGGAGCCAACCGCAGAAGTCGGGGGACCGCCCTACATCCGGTAGCGAGGACGTGGTCACGTGCCACAACGCAGGCGCGGGGCGCATGCACTGGAACGGCCCCGGCTCTCTTGTAAGCTTTGAAGAGAAGTCCCTGCGCGGCGCCGAGAAGCACCCGACGGAGAAACCGTTGGACCTCATGCTCAGCATCGTGTCCTGGTTTTCCGACCCGGGTGAAATGGTGCTGGACCTCACGGCCGGCGCTTGCACCACGGGCCTCGCTGCGAGGCTTTTGGGTAGGGGCGCCCTCTGCGTCGAGCTCCAGGAGTGCTGGGCTGAGGCGGGCGCCCTGCGCGTCGTGGCGTCCCTTTCCGACCGGGACCGGGTGCGGGCCCAACTGTGGGCCGAGCGGTGGGTGCGGGAGGCATCCGCCGCCACTGCAAAGCCGCCCAAGAAGCACGAACGCAAGACGCACGCGCGCGCCCTCCGGCGCCTGGCGGACGCGCTGCACGTTGCCAACCAGGTGGGCCTGGCGCCGTTGCCCCTGCGCCGCGCCGAGGGGTGGGCGGCGTGAAGCTACCGGCGGTGCGGTGTGAGGGCGGTTGGTTGGAGGCGTTGCTGCCCGGTGGCCGCACGTACTGGCGCCGCTGCGGGCACCGCACGCGACACGCGTCCTGCCGCTGTCCACGCCACCGGTTCCAGTGGCAAGGGCATCACGGCCGATGGCGCCGTCGTCAGTTGGCGCTGCCGGGCGTGGCCTAGCGCGGCGTAACGGAGTCCAGCCGCCCTTGAACGCGCGCGAGCTCGATGGCGCGCAAGGACGACTCGGTTTCGGCCTTGTCGAGGCGGTCCAGCGTCGCGACCTGCTGCGCCCGTAGCTGCGCCACCTCGGAACGCAGCCCGTCCACTGCCATCGTGAGCGCGCGTACGTCCGCCGGCACGGGCTCCGCGCGCGTGGCGAGGGACACGCCGCCGGACGCCAGCGCCGCCACGATGGCGGTCACGAGCACTCCTGGGAGTTGCAAGCGCACGCCGTGGCCAGAGAAGTGCACGCCCGTGGGAGCGCGCGGGGGAGGAGGGATGGTGGGTGTGTTCACTTGGCGCGCCCCGTGGTTGCGGCGGCGTTCGCGTTCGCGTTCGGCGCAGGGTTCTCCTCGGGCGGTCCGTGCTCCTCTGTCTGCGCCCGCGCGGCTGTGAGCAGGCCTTGCTCTCCGGGCGTGAGGCGCGCGAGCTCGTTTGGCCCCTCCAGCTCAGGCAGCCAGATAATCTCCTCCGCGTCGGTGCGATAGGAGAAATAACTCGCGTGCCCGAACGGCACGGGACCTTCGCCGTACCACGTCGCCTGAATCGGCGGGCCCTCCGCCGCGCGCGAGCCGACGTGCTGGCCAATCTGCGGGTACAACCACGCCTTGTCGAGAATGGTCGCTAGATCGTGGCGCGAGTTCTCATTCGGTCCGTGATACCCATGGCTCATGGCAGTCCCCCAAAGTGATCGCGGTTGTATTGCCAGAGCAGCGCGAGCTCCGGCGCAGTGAGCGCGCGGTTGTAGATCGTCATGCCGGGCGTACGGAAGTTGTAGCCGGATACTGTGCGCCAGTGGCCCAGATAGAATCGGTCGAACGTGATTGCGCCGAGTGTTGTCGTGTTAGAGGCAACGAGGGCTCCGTCGACAAACAACGAACGCGTGGTGCCGTCGAAATGATCCGTGAATTGGTGACGGGTAGTTACTAGAGAGCTACCCGCGGCCCCCAGACAAGTTTCTTCGGTACCTGCGTCGTCGCGGCAACTCAGGGACCAGCGGCCAGCGGTTTGACCGGTGCGCACGGCCGGTGTGCCGGTCGAGGCGCGCCCTAGTCCGAGCACGTAAATCTCTCCCGCACTTTCCGCCGCCGTGCGCTGCGCCGTCCAGGTGATCGTCCACGGCGTATCATCGCCACTAAAGCCAGCCGCGCAGCCATTCGCTTCGATCACGTGCTCACTCGCCGCCGTGAAGTGCACGCTTGGCTGCGCGCCGTTCCAGCCCAGTGCCTCGTAGTCGCCCTGTAGCGATGGGTTCGCCTGGACGCCGTGATTGCCCAATCCGCTCAGGTCTGGCCAAGCGGTGTTCTTGCCGCCGGCCTCCGTGATGAGCGTGTTGTCGAGCCAGAGCACGAGGCCGGAGAAGTCCGACGGCGCCCATCCGCCGCCGCGCGCGCGGTCCAGGAACGCGTCTGCTGGCCGCCCGAGAAAGTTGGTCATGGGTCCTGCCTAAACGCCTCCACGCGCACGGTTGACGTAGTGGCGCTCGCTACGCGGAACCAGATCGCGCCAAATGGAATTGGCAGTCGATCGAAGGACAGCCCTTGCGACAATAGGTCTTCCTCTAGATCGCCGTGGTCGGTGGCACCGTCGAAGGAGTAGATAACCCGCACGCCCGTTCGCCACATGAGCACTAGGCCGTACCGCGTATTGTAGTCGGGGGTTGGCCTAACGGCCGAGCCGATTATAAATTGCGGTGTAGCAGGGAACGTCGTGTCCGTGGAAGGAACGGATAGTGCTGTTGCGAATTTGCGCATTTAGTAAAGCCCAGCTTTCTTTTTATGCTTGGAAGATCCCAACCGCTACGAGTGCGGCTTTCACCGCCGCTAAGTCGGCCATGCCGGCAGCGCTCGGCACACCTACGGGCGTGCCACCATCGTAGTGCCGGCCGTTGGTATCGGGGTCGTACAGGTACGCGCCGCCAATGCGGACGTGATTATTGTCGTCCACCATGGCAATGAGAATATCGCCGTTGTCCGCAAAGTTGCGGGCGGACAACGGCGTGAAGTTCGGCAGAGTCGTGCCGCCTTCCGGCCCAGCTTGTCCGATGCTGAGTGCGAGCTCATCGCCCGCCGCATTGCCGAACACGCACAGTTCCCACGACGGCACGTTCGCGGCTACAGGCACAAGTTGCAAGTGCATGTTCGCAGCGCGCGATAACGAGTCGTCCGTGTCCCACGCAGTACCGGTGAAACGCAGTGCGGGGCTTCGCTGTACTTGCACGCCCACAAGCGCGGCTTCTGAGTTATCTAGGTGCAGCCCCGGGGTGGAAGCCTCACCGACCACCTCGGTAACGTACACCTGCCCGGCTACTGACAGCACGCCGCCGCTCCAAACCAGGTCCGCGCTATACGCCAAATCGCCTGAGGCCCCGTGCGGGATGCAGCCGTTCTCGCCCGGGTCGGCGGGCGCGTTCATAACGCCGTCCGCGCCGGCCGGGCCTGTGGCACCCGTCGGCCCCGTGGGCCCGGTAGTGAAGTCGGCCAGGTCCAGCCAATCCACTGCGTCCCCGTCGTCATTGCTGATGAGTACGAGGTTTGGCCCGGGGATCGCAGGCACGATGCCAGCGTGGGCGTCATTCACCTGTTGCAAGTTTAGCAAAGCTTGAAGTCCAGAGGCCATGGGTTAACCGCCCGTCAATCGAAGAGAGAACTTGTAGTTTAGGTCACTGGACGAGTCGACGAACGAGATCACCAACTGATCGCCGTGGCGGTGGATGCTGCGCACGCCTTGGCTTGCACCGACCAGCGTTTCGCCAATCTGGACCACCTCGTCTTGGTCGAAGCGCGCAATGTACCCGGACGTGGGGTACACCCAATAGCGGCCGAGCGCCGCAACGCGATCACCGGCCGCACCGGCGATGCCGGTCGGCCCCGCCGACCACACAGCGCCCGTCGGGGAGAAATAAATCTCGCCATCCGTCGCCACCGCCGCCCACAACCCGTGGGATTCACTCCACGCCAAGCCTACCCACGATGTGCCGCCGGACACATCTCCAGCGTCTACCCATGAGGTGCCGTTCGTCGAGCGGATGATATGCCCGTTGCTGTACGCGGCCAAGCACTCCGACCCGTTCGAAACGATGTCGATCAGGGTAATGGTGTCGGCCAGCACGCCCGCGGGGACCGGCTGCGTTACCCATGAGCCGCTGAGGTCTGCGTCGTAAGCGATGTAGTTGTCTCCGCCGGTAGCACCGGGCGCGAGCCACATGGGTACGGCCTCGAAGTAGTGCACGCCCACGCAACCCGAAGCCGAGAGCGTACCCGCGCCCGACCACGTCGCACCTAGGTTAGATGTCTGACGCGCGGTGCCGTCATCGGTGCTAATCACCACCACGACGCCAGCGCCATATGCGGCGGGGCTCACGTTCGTGAAGCCTGGACTAACCGCGGGGTCGGTCCAAACGTTGTAATTCAGATCACTGGAATAGAACCCGCTCGCAACTGCACCAACCTCCCACCCCAAGCGCGTGGTGCCGATCGAAAACATGCGCCCGCGGTTGCTGTGCGCGCGAAACGTTCCGGCTTGGGACCGTTGCGGACTCCAATTGTCCACCGCCATGGGCGCCAGCGACGCGAGGTGCTTGCCGATATTGTTCAGGAGCCAATTCGCGTCCTGCGCGTTCATTGGCGCGTCAGGCTCGAAGCCGTCCGCCACCACCGCCGCGTCCATTTCGGTGATGCGCGCGGCGCCATCCCACGCCTCACCTGGAGCGTCATACGGGTCCGTTTCGGTGGCGATGACCGGAATGCGAGAGGGTTGCGTCATGATCTCCTACCGTCCGTAAGCATACCACCAATTTCCGTGGAGCCCCCAAATCCCCACGCCCGCCCCGCTTGATTGAAACGCCACGCCCGCGCTCGCGTGGGGATGCTCACATGCAGCGCCACGCCCGCCGCGCGCGTCTCGCCCAGCAAGTCCGAGATTTCTGCCCACGTGCCGCTAGCCGATGGCGTACCGCCAAGGTCCACCGTGATCGCCGCGGGGTAGTGCTCAACGATGCGCGGCGTGAGCTCGGGGTTCAGGATGCGCAACACCAGTAGCAGGTCCGGGATCGTTCCAAAGCTTTGGTTGATGGCGATGCGCGCGCGGATGCGCACACGGTAACCCGGGTCCGCGCGACCTAGCCGCGCCTCGCCAACAACGCGCCCGAGCATGTCAAGGCTCGCGCCGAACGCGTAATCCACGAGGCGCGAGATCATCACCTGCCAAAGCGCGTTCTCTACTTCCTGCAGCTCCGGCGCGTAGCTGCGCTGCACCGCTTGGAACTTTTCCTTACGCCACCGCTCCACTGTGTTGAGCACCGCTTGGTGTTGATGGATTGATACGTCCCCGATGTCCGTTACAGACTCAGGCACAAGGACGACGGCCCCTCCGGGTAGTGTGATCTCGGTCGACATCAAGTCACCGTTACTGTCACGCGGCTGGTGTCGAACACTGCACGCTCGCGCGTGGTGATTGGTAGGTTGTCGTCTAGCGTCGGGCTCGCACTGAACCCGATCGCAAAGTCGGGCACGTCCACCACGCCAGCGACTCCGAAGGCCTGCGAACGAACGAACAGGGCGATTACGTCCGCGCCCGTGCGCAGCGCCAGTTCGCCGATCTTTGCGGCCACCTGCGCCGCGCCGTCGACGGGCCATCCAGCGCCTTTGAGCACCGTGATCTCCACCCAAATCTCGCGGCGCAGAATGCGCGTGAACGGGATGGTGTACTCGGTGCCGTCGTCCGGGTCGGTCGCGGTACCTTCGTCCCCGGTCGCGCCGTAGGGTTCGATACCCGCGGGTTTAACGCCCCAAATCACTTGGGCGATCTCGTCGTCGTCCCCCGCGCTGGGGTCACCGTCGTCAATCATCGCTTCAAAGCTTTTGGGTGGAAGCCCATTCGCGTCAACGCTGTTGGTGGTGTTCTCCAGCACCGTGCACTCTTCGATCTCTTCGAGTTCCAACAGGTCCGCGCGGATGGCGCGCACGGTGGATCCGCCGCGCAAGGCGAGTTGCCCGCTGCGGCGTTCTCGGAGTTCGGTTTCGGTGTCTGCGTTGCGCCCGGTTTCGCCGTCTTCCGCGTTCGTCACGCTGTTCCACCCCGAGATCTGAGTGACGATGCTGGTAAGCGTTCCCGCGGTCACGGGGATGGGGCCGTCCGTGGTGCTGACCGCGACCCCTTCGAAGTCATCGGCGCTCACGCCCGCGTTCTCCACGTCCGCCTCAATCTCGAAAGTCAGATCGTCACGCCCGTCCACGGCGCACAGCGAACCCGCCGGCACCGTCACGCCCGGGTCAAGGTTGAGTGTTACCGCGACGCGCGTGGGCGCGGCCTCGCGCCGCGTGGTGCCGGTGAGCGACGCAACGTTGTCGAGGGAAACGCCAACAGCCGCCTCCGGGTCGGCGCTGGAGTACACGTCCGCCCCTAGCTCCCACAGCTCTGCGATCTCGCTAGCAACGGTGCTGTTGAGCTGCCCAAGTGAGCTAGTGTCGCTGAGGTCCACGCTCGGCCCAATCTCCGGCGCCGCACGTTGGCGCGCGCGGATGTCTTCCAAGATCTGTTCCAGGGATTTGATCTCGAAGCCGTCGACTGTTACTCCGGGCATGTTTACTCCAAAATCAATTCGCTAAATGGAACGACGGTTCCCGCTACGGTTCGGACCTTGCCGGTGATGGATAGGTTCCGCGTGCGGGAGTCGAATGCGAGGCTCAGTTGCACCACGTCCGAGACTCCCTGCGCTTTGAGCAGCACCCGGCGGTACAGCGTCGACACAAGCTTGTGATCGAAGCGTTGCCCCCACACGTCGCGGAAGATCGGCACGCCGATGCGAAGGTTAAGGAAGTACTCCCCAAGAAACACCTGCGTGACCTCCGTGATCTTCTGCCGGACGAACTGCTGGATATCCGTGGCGGACGTACGCACGAGACCCTTTGACAGGTCCCAATCGCCGGTGTTGTCCTGCAGGAAGTCTCGGGGGATGGGCACGCTATAGGGTACCACGCGCGACGCGCGGCCCACGGTAGGCCCTGTTTCAGTCAGCTTTCAGGTTCGAGCTCGCAACGCTGCCCACGCCGGACAGCGCGCTTACCAGCGCTGCGCCGGCCGTGGCGCCCGTTGCTGCGCCGGGGGCACCGCCCGGCGAGAACGCCGCGGCCCACGCGGACAGCGCGGCCAGCGCGAGGTCCACCTTGGTCGCCAGCGCCACGAATGAAACCCCGGTGCCGGCGCTGATGGCGCTCTCCCAGAACGTCAGCCGCAGTCCGCCCGGTAGGCCGATGCTAGCGCCCGCGTCGTTTTCCCCCGCCCCGCCGTCTGGGCGGTACCAAGGCACCGCCACGGGGTACCCCGGGCCGTTGTGGCGCGTGTCTTGGGGGTCGCTCACCTTGCCGCGCCTTCGCCAACCGGCGAAGCTGTAGTCTTGCCACACGAGCATGACGCTATCGCCCACCGCCAGGGGGAACGTCAGACTGAGCTGCGTCGCGCCCTGGTAGGCGATCGGTACGTTGCGACACTCCGGAAGCTTTTCGTATACCACGCCGCCGTCTTCCTTTTCCACAGGGCGTGTGCACGCGGGTTGCACGTCCACCGTCTTGGACGCGGCGCTGTACTTCGTCACGATGCCAGGCATCGAAACGTGAACGTTTTTTAGCGCGCTGTCGATCGCTGCAGCTATCAGTTCGGGTAGCTCCGGACTTCCACGGTCGGTCATTTTGGTGGTGGTCCTTTCGCTTCGAAGTTGACGGCCCACTCGTCTCCGTGGGTGTCGCCCATGTACTCGCATTTCTCCAGACGGAAAGCGCCATTGCAGAACTCCGATTTGATTTGCACCTGCCGACCCGGATTGAAATCTTTCTGGAGGTACGTACGCCCCTCCACCACGTTGAGGCTGCTCACACTTGGCGTACCGAGCAACAGGCGCGGGCCAAGCACCGTGGCGAACTGCGTGCCGGCCTTGCCTGCATCAAGGAACTGCAGCTGCCCATCTTGAATGCTCCACTCCAAGCCCGCGCTGCGGCAGAGCGTGGTAATCTCGTGCATGGCGTGGCCTGATATTGACACACCCTCGACGTACATGCTCGCTGCCTTGCCGGTATTGAGCTTTCTGATCGTTGCTTCCAGGTTGCCGGCTTTGAGGTTAAGCGACTTCGCGAGTGCGCGCAGCACGTCCCCCGGTTTCGCGCCAGCGCCAAGCGCCACGTGTGCGCGCCCCTTCTGCACCTTGGTGCCGCCGTCCGTTGTGGACACCGTTGTCATGATGCTGCCGCCCTTGCGCTCGTGCCGCACGTGGATGGCCTGTCCGTAGAATACTTGGGTGAGCTCGTTCGGGTACCCGGCAGCTAGCGTAACCACGGGTTCCTTCACGCGCGTTAGCTGCGCCCGGTGATCGGGGGACAGGTTGTAGATCGTGATATCGCAAGTGTTGGGCTCTGGCTTTAGCGTTTTGCAAGCCTTGAACGAGACGCGCAGCCCGGGCGTACCTACGCCGCGAATGCGCAGCGTGTCCACCTGCAAATCAATCACCCGATCGCGCAGCTGCGTCACGCCAACTCCGCTTCCGTCACGTACACCAGCTGAATCGTGGTACCAAGCTGGTCATACCCCGGGGTGTCTGTCTCCCTCGTCGGATCCATGGCCATCAAGTCACCCGCAGGCATGCCGGTGCGGTACTTGTACCGGCGCAGTAGCAGCCGGTTGCACACGACCGTCACGCCGTGCACGAGCGCCGTTCCGTCGTCCGTCGCTAACGACATGAGCCACGCGGCTTGGCGCTCGTTCCAGTGCATGTCGATCAGAAAGCTCACACCTTCCAACTCCGCGCGCAGTTGGTAGCTCGCTGTCTCCGTGGGCAGGCCTAACGTCAGCATACGTTACCTTCCTCGCGCAGCGTCAACCAGCGCGGCGGCGGCGTCAACCAGCGCCGCCATGGCGCTCTTCTGCGGGCCCTCCGGCATCTCCGTTCCTTGGCCGTTGCCGGCGCTCTTCTTTTTCTGGCCGCGCGGCTCGAGTGGCAAGGGTATCGCCTCGGCTGACTCCGTGTCCGCGAACTCCAATTGCTGCAGCGTCAGATCGATCCCGGCGCTGTCTCCGTCGTCCTTCGTGCGGCCCACGTGGATCTCGCTCGGCCACATGTTCTCTATGCGCAGCAGGCTCCCGCCAACCGTAACCAGTTTCTTGGCGGCCCGCAGTTCCAAAAGCTTTTGGAGCATGCGTGAGGGGCGGTTGGGTGGTGCCTCGAATGTGAGTACGGTTGCCCTATCCTGCAGGCCTGGCGCGGTGCCGAGGCCCACAGCGTTTGCCAACGAGTCAATGCCGGCGCCCACCGCTTGCGTGATGCCGCCCACCGAAAGCAGCGGCGTCAGATTGGGGTACGTGGGCACCTCGATCGAAACGGCGCGCACGCGCCCGGGTGCCTCCGGATCCAGGTCACCGCGGATGGGCGAATTGCTGAACAGCAGACGACACCTGAACTCGGTCGGGCTTAACGTGATGTGATCGGCGATCTTGGCGCCCGACTCCACGGCGTTCTCGCTCACCTCACTGGCGGCGGTGAAGTCTTCGCTTTCCCACGCGTCCGCGTAGATGCGCTCCACCGCACCCGCGGCGTTCTCAAATTCGATGTACGGCAGATCGTCAACGGGTCGCATTACTTCGCCCTCTGTGTGAGTGCTGCCATTGCCGAGCGGTTCGCGCCACCTTGCTGGTTGGCCACCTCACGCGCGGCCGCGCGTGGGTCCGCGGTGGTCACGTTGTAGTGGTTGGTTTGGTTGAGCGTGGGCGCGTTGACTGCGGGCGGAGTCACGGCCGCAGCAGGCAGGTACCCTGCCCCGCCAAGGCCCGGCAGCGGCGCCGTGGGCAGCGCGGCCGCGCCACCTCCAAGGCCCGGGAGTGGGGCGCTGCGCATGGGGGCCACGTCGAACGCCTCACCCGCGCCAAGGGTGCGGCCTTTGCGCACGGCACCGGGGGCCGGCGGTTGGAACCCCTGCGCGCGCGTGCTCTGGTCAATGGCGTCACGCCCACCGCGCAGGTGGAAGGCCTGTTCTTCTCGAAGTCGCTCGGCGTCCACCTGTGCGCCCTGCACACCGCGTGCAGTGTCAGAGGTGTCGATCGAAAGCGCCTCCTTGACGCTGTCCGGGATCGAAAGCTTTCCGATGAAAGCGTTCCACCGGTTTTCCATATTCAGCACGGCCATGTTTAGGTCGATGCCGATCTCCACGAGCATAGCCGCGAAGCCAGCCCGGAATGCCGGGAACCCGCCCGCAGCGTCACGTAGGAAACCCACGAACGTGGCGAGCGCCCTCGTAGTAAAGCTTGCGTTACTGTCAGTGAGCGCTTGGTACGTTTCCTCTGCGCTGTCCCGGAACCTGGAGAATTGCGCGATGGCATCATTCACCCACGCACGCACCACGGCCGCGGTGCCGGCGCCGAACGCGCTATCCAGCAAGCGCCCGATCAAGGAGTCCTTGCCATCTAGGAACGCCAACAGATCGTCCACCGCTAGGAAGATAGCGCCGAACTTTAGGCCGCTCTTCAGGTACGGCGCCAGCGCGGAAGCCAGCTTCATTCCGAGCGTGACGCTCAGTGCTTTGGTTGCGGTGTCCGCTAGCGTGGTCTGCCCAATGAACGCGGACATCTTACCGACGCCCACGCTGAACATGGTGATGATCTTGGAGAGCTGCGGGAAGACACTCGCGGCGAGCGTCCCCTTCAAACCGAACAGCGCGCGATCCATGCGCACGATGTCATCGCGGAAATCACCGGCCGCAGCGATGGTGTCGCCCGACACAACGCCGCCCACCTCGTCCAGTTCCTTACGGAACTCCGCCATGCCTTCCGCGCCGCGGTTCAACGTCGGAATGAGCTTCACGCCGCTGCGCCCGAATAGGTCCGTCGCGACGCGCGCCTTCTCTGCCTCGGAGCTCAACCCCGAGAAGTTAGCGAACACTTCCGGTAGCACGTCCGCCAAACGCCGCGGCGCGCCGGCCGCGTCTTCCGTCGCAACGCCAAGCGCTTTGAGTGCGTCGACCTGCGGGCCCGTCGCCTCCGTGGTTTTGCCAAGCGACTTTTGCAACAGGGTGAGCGCGCCCACCATCTCCTGCGTGCTGGAACCGTTGACCTCCGCCGCGTACGTGAGCTCTTGTATGCTGTCCGTGGCTAGCCCGGTCTGAGCAGACAGATCGTCGAACACGTCCAGCTGCGCCGCGAAGTCCTTCAACCCCGCGAACACGGCGCTACCGGCGAGCGCTGCGCCGACGGCCGCCACGCCGGTGGCCAACTTGTCGACGCCGCGATCCGCATCAGCAAGCTTTTGCTTGCCGTCGAACTCGAACCCGAAGCGGGCGAATACTTCGCGTAGCGCGGCCATAGCGTAGTCTACCTCACGCGGGCGGGCGGGCGCGCATCTCGGCTAAAATGTCCGTCAATTCAATCGCGGCAATAACGCGCGGCAGCGGCCATTTGGCCACGGCGTCATAGCTAGCGTGCAGGTCCGGCGAGATCACCACTCGCCAGATCAACCAGTCTTCGCGGCACCCTTCGGGGAGTTCGATGCGGACCTGGCTTCCGCCACCTGGTCGAACTTTGCGAGTAGAGGCTTGAGACCACCTAAAAAACTTGCACAGTTGTGGTCGACCGCGGCGACGAGCCACTCGATCCACTTGTCGTAACGGCCAGCGAAGTGCGTGGAAAACACGGTGTCCAGCACGCGCGTTTCTGCACCGCCGGGCAACTGCACGATCGTGCTCGGTGCGAACGCGTGGCTGAGTGCCAGCACGTCCGCCGCCATGGTAGGCTGCCGCAGCGCGTACGCTAGGGCATCCATGATCTCCTGATCCTGGCGCAGGCTTTGAACTGCGGGGCCTAGGACGCGCGCCACAGTGAAGGCCGCCGGGATGGCGAGTTCCGCGGGTGCGTGCGATACCGTGTAGACGAAACCGTCGATCGTCGTGAGGATCTTCGTGGGTTGCATGGTGGTCTCCTACGCGGTTGCGCGCCGCGCCGCGTGGGCTTAGGTACCCGTCTCCAAGATCTTGTAGTTCACGCCGCGGATGCGCCACTCGCGCGGACCTACGTCCTTGCCGTACGCCGGAGGCGCGCCGCGCTCGATCCACGCGTCGCCCGCCTTAAACACGCTGGCACCGTTGCGGTCGAGAATGAGAAACGCGCCAACACCCGCACCGCCGTCAGTAGCAATGTCCTGGTTGTGCACGCCCGAAAGGAACGCGTTAGACTTGCTGGTCTGCATCAGTGACACGACGATCAGCGCCGAACGCCCAAGCAACTTGACGCGGGTGAAGTCTCCGTCCACGCCGGCTTTGAGCGAGAACGCATCCTCGCTCTCTTCGACGGTAACCATCGAATCCTCTGCGAACCCCGAGAGTCGCGTAAGAAACGCGATCACATCAACGAGGGCTGGATCGTAGTGGTGCAGGGTACCCATGACAGTCTCCTAGGATTACAGCGAAACGTTTATGATAACGGGGTCCACCTTGTGGATCGCGCCCGCGTACTTGTACGCCGTGCGCACGTTCGGCAGCACACGCGCTTGGCGATTGGCCAGCGTGGTCTGAGAAAGGAGCGGCACGGTGACGCTCGGCTCGACGCCGTCAGCATCACGCGGGCTGACGCCGCCGGAGCGGAGTCCCTCTGCCAGCTGCGCTTCGCAGACAGACCGAATGACCGCGAGGCCGCGCTCGTCGTATGGGATGCGGTCGTTTTGCAGGATCGCCGTGGCGATCTTTTCCTGGAGGCGGGTGTTATACCAGTCGTTGAAGCGCGTGTAGTCCAGGAACTCGCCGCCGGCCGCCGCACCGCCGAGAGTGTGCGAGGTGCCCGCGGTGGACACGTACACGGTGTAGCCTTTCGTCTGCAGTACGCTCTTTTGCGTGGGCGTCAGAGCGTCTGCGGCCACACCGGTGATCGTCTTGGCGTGGAAGGTCCCGCCCGCCGCCGGGGGCGCGCTCGGATCGAACACGAAACGCTCTGCCAGTGCGCCGATGCCGGCCATGCTGGCCGTATCACTCAGCGAGAACATGATGTTGGTGCGCGTGTACTCGAGTGCGGCAAGCGTCGACTGCAGGTCAGTCGTGTCGCCGTTGTCGTAAGCTTTCGAGTCGGAGATGTTGACGACGCTCAGAACGCGTTCGGTCTCCGCCCAGTCGGCCGCTTCCTTGAGGATCGCGTCTCCGGTGTACGGAATGCCGAGGCCATACCAGTCGGCGTCCGCCGAGCGGATGGCGAGTAGGTCCGCTTCGATGCCAGGGTCCGGCGTGCGGTCTTCCACGGACAACACCGCGGAATCCCAACCATTGAGCGAGAGGAAGAGCCCGGCCGTTGCAATGAGATCCAGGTACGTGGCGGTGCCTCCGCTGGGCGTAGTGGTGAGGCCCGTGAGGGCGCCCGCGTCGATCGCCGTTTCCAGCGCGTCGCAGATCTCGTCCACGCTTGAAGCCGAGTCGGACGTTATGCTGATGTCTAGCGCGTCCTCGCCTTCGATCTTCACCTGGAACGCAAACAGCGTGCTGTTCAGGTTGGCCGGCGTGAGGCGAAACGTCATCGCCGGTGCGTTCGCCAGCCGACCAAGCTTCACGCTTACGGGGCGCGGATTTTGCTGAAACGCGCGCTGCACGCCGAGGTATGCGGCGCTGTCCGTCGCGTGACCCGCGTCCACCAACTCGGTGAGTGCTGTCACCACCATCGTGCGCGGCAGCGTTTCGTTGTGGTAGGCCGCAACCAGCAGGGTGCCGAAACCGACCGCAGACAGCGCGGGCCCGTCACCGGAAGTAGTTACGTTGCTGAAGTCGTTTAGGGTCATGGCTCCTCCAAGTTAGCACGCGGGCCCGGGGGCCCTTTGAACTAGGCAGATTCGGCTTTATGTCACGGGGTCTTCTATGAGTTGGATGCTTTCGATCGTGGTGACCGGATCGTCGTCCACCGAAGCCGCGGCGTTGAAGAAAAGTTCGCACACGTACACGGACACGGTGCGGCCGTCATCGTCATCAAAGCTTGCGTCGAGGATAGGGCCCGCTTCGCGGAACCCGAGGCCGAGCGCGTACAGTTCGCGCTGCGCCGACGGCAGCGAGATCTTGTCTCGTACGCGCTGCAGGAAGGGGCGCGCCTCCACGTCTTGGTTCTCGCACTCGACGCGCAACTCGATCGTGTAGCTGCGCGGTCCACACGCGGTGTACACCACGCCGCCCAGCCGCGCCCCCGGGTCTTCCGGATCGGGCTCGTAGGTGTCGCCTTCGATCTCGAGATCCGGATCGTACTCCGTGCGCAGCTCATCCATTCCGATTGAGTCAATGTCCGTGACCTGCCACACGAGGCGCGTCATGTCCGGGCCCATGGCGTACACAGTGCCGGCCGACTTCGGTTTAGTCACGGATGTTGGGAGCCCGGACAGCCGCGCGAAGAGCGCGTTAAGCCCGGTGCGCAGCGGAGATAGTTGCGCGACGTTCATTTGCGCTTGCTCCCGCTAGCTTTGCGTTTGCCCCCGCCGCCCGCGCTGCGCTGTTCCGGCAACCCGTCCACCGCATGCGTGATGCTTCCGCGGAATGCGCCGGAGGCAATCAGGGGCGTGGTGGCGCCGGGGTATTTAGCAAGCTTTCTTTCGAGGTAGGCGGGGTCCAAACCGGGGCTAAGGCCCGCCGCGATGCGCGCCTGTGCCAGGCCTGCCAGACCGGCGCCGAACTGTTCCAAAGCCTGCGCCGGATCCATACCCTTCAACACCGCTTCCGCAGCGCGGCGCATGGCGGTGCGCGTCAGTTCGGCGTTCTCTTCCAACGTGGTACGCAACCAGCGGCGTCCCTGGCCACCGGGGATTTGAAACTCATGCGCGGTCGCGAGGTCCCCCATGGTGGCGCCGTCGCTGTGCTTCTGCGCGGCAGCGTCGCCGAACACGCCCACGCGCACGGCTGGCTGCTTCTTGCCCAACGCACGCAGCATAGCCTTGGCGCCGCGGTCACGCTGAGTGACCTTCACCATCACTCCACCCACATGCTGCAGCAGATGTTTTCGAGCCGATCGCGTTCGGCGGAATAGCGCGTCGCGCCCGCCTCCTTGCCGCCCTTAAGCAGCGCCTCCCGACCAGCGGGGGACGCTGCCAACAGGTGCGCCGTCAGCCACCCATGAGCCTCGTCTGTGAGGTCTCCAAACACCTCGGCATCCGTGCGCAACTCCGCCGCGGCTAGCTTGGCTTCGATCGTGTCGTCCTGCACCGCCGCAAATTCGGGGTGCAGGACCCTGAATGCGGACAGGTCCAGCATGCTACTCCTTCGAGGCCTTCTTGGGCTTCTTGGGGACTAGCGCGTGCATGTAGCTGCGTGCCTGCTCACCCTCGGCCCACGTGCCGTCGTCCTGCATGACGCGCACCTTGCGCGTGCGCGCGAAGAAACCGAGGTCCTTTACCCACGGCTCGAACTCCTCTCGAGTTTGGAACTCGAGTAGGCCACCGCTCGGGTGCTTGGCGGAGCGGCCCGGGAGAGGCAGCACCTCACCAGCGTGACGCAAGATCAGCAGGTTGGGGGAAACGTTGTGGACGGTTGCGAACATGGGGTCTCCTTCTCAGGTCACGCGTCGAGCTTCTTGAGGGTGCCGGCTTTCACGTACGCCGCGAGGTCCGCAGCGAACGCCTTGGCCTGTTTCGGCTTGAGGGTGAGGCGCCGGTGCTTCACCGGGAACGCAATGCTCACGGTGCATTTGCCTTTCTTGGATCGGCAAGAGAGCGTGAAGCGCGCGAGCTTGGTCGCTTTGAGAAGCAGGTATACGACCGGCTTCTCGTCTGCTGCGGGCGCGGGCGGCGTCATCGCCGCGCCGGAGTTACCCGGCGCAGCGTCCTTGTGCGAGTCCTTCATGGGGCCTCCGTGCGTCCTTGTTACGGGGACGCGTCCAGATCCATCTGGGCCATGGCCAGGGGGTACCGGAAGCAGAGCCCAACCACGTTGGCGTAGGTCAAGATCTGGAACCAGAAACCGCTCTGCTGCGGTGGCAGCTCACGGAAATCGTACGAGCCAAGGAACTCGAACACCATGTTGGACTTCTTGAACGCGAGGCCCTTCGGTCCACTGAGCGCCGAGGCGTCGTCCAGCTTGTTCCAGTACTCGATCACCTTGACGCCATCGGCGTCTTGGTTCGCGAGCCAAACCTTTTCCACCGTGCGGGGGTCCGTGGTGGAGAAGATCTGCCGGAGCAGTGGCTTGACGGACAGTGGGAGGATCAAGGTGTCGGCCTTGAAGTTCTGCTTCGAAGTCTGCTCAGGCGCCTGAACCAGCGCGTCCAGGTCCTTCATGAGGTCCGTGGTGCTGGTGCTGGCGTCCCACGTGCCAACCACCGGCGCCACGTCCGGAATGGTCGTGCTGTTGGTGAGGCCTTCGATGCTGCGCTCCGTGTCGCCTTCCGCGATCAGCGTCTCGAGGAACTGTTCGTGACCGATGCGGCAGAACCGCGCGCGCTCCCGGTCCAGCGGGCGACCGCCAGCCATCTGCGCCGCGGCGAGCTCCTGAATGTTGTACTTGTACGAGCTGCCGAACATGTACGTCTTGCGGCTCGTGCGGGTCTTGAACGCGTCCGCGTTCCCGACTGCGCTTGCACCGTCCGTGATCCAGGCCGCACTCGCGAAACCATCGTACATGTCGTAGCCGTACGTCTCAGCGCCATCGGGCACGATCCAGGAGAACGGGACGAATTGCCGGCCCTTGATCGGGTCGACCAACACCTCGTACGACTGCGCCGAAACGAACTCGAGTTCGCGCGCGAGGTACAGGGTATCGGCCGCTGCGTCTTGGCGCACCGGCTTAGCGGGGTCGACCACGCCCGCCGCCACGAGGACGGCCGCCAACGAGGTGAGGAGAGCGGGGTTATTCTGAAACTGAAGCATGGCTGACTCCGGGATTACGCGAAAGGCAGGGGTTCGATGAGGACGGCTTCGCCGGACGACGCGGCTTCCGCCACGCGCACACCGGGGAGCTGCACGGCTTCCGTTGCGCCGGAGCTGGCGTCGTTGCGCACCCGGCCGCGGCCGGTCGCGCCGAACACCACGAACACCGGATCATGCTTCGCCAGGTTCTCCCCAGCGATGGCGTAGAAGCCGCGGCTTCGGTTCACGATGGCGACCGCGTCGCCGATCGCGTAGTGATTCGCGCTGCCGTTGGCGCCCTTGTGCATCTGCAGCAAGGCGAAGCCGAGGCCGGTCGCGGTCACCTCACCAGTCGCGGTGGGAAGCTTGCACTCGTCGGCCGCCGTTCCTTGGCAGACGAAAAGGCCGGGTTCGATCGCGACTTCCGCGACCTTGTCGCCTTGAATGGTCGCGAGGTGCTGATCGCCGTGCAGCATGCCTGCGCGGGCGGCGGGGTAAACTGCGAGCTGAGTCGTTTGCATGGCGTGTCCTTCGTATTACAGCGGGCAAGCGCCCGGGCACTTGCTGAGGATCTCTTTGACCCGGACGAGCGGGTCAGCAGCGTCCGCGCGAGCCGCGGCCGGGGGCGCGCCGTCGAGCGCGCGGGTGATGGGGTCCGCCGGGGGAGCCTCGGGCGCGGCAGCGGTGGCGGGCTTGACCATATCGAATCGGCCGTCGATGTACGCGTCCGAGCGTCCGGCGTCATCGAAGCTAGAGTCCGTGCGCTTGATTGCGGCCACTTTGATCTCTCGGTCGGAAAGCTGCACCTCGGCGCCGGCCGCGTCCTTGCGCGTCACCGAAACGCCAAGCGCCTTGGCGCGCGTCACGAGGGCTGCGCGGTTCTGCTCGGCTCGCGCCGCGTCCGCCTGCGCCTGCGCCGCGTCCGCCGCGTCCGCGCGGGTGCGCGCCGCCGCTTCGTTGGCTTCCAGAATGGCAACGTGCTCGTCGGAGTTTTTCTCCACCTCGACCACGGCGCCATCGGCCCGCTTGACTTTGATCTTCATGGCTGGGGGTCTTTCTTCTGATGCTTCGGGGAAAATCTGCTCGCCTGCCGAGTCCAGGCGCAGCTCGCACCCGGCGATCCGTTCCTGCCCCGGCTTGAGAAGTGCGACGTGGTTGTACACGATGTTGCGCTGAATGCGGTCGTACCGCTGGCCGTCCGGCGTGACGCCGGGCGTGGGGTCAATGACCATTGCGTACGAGCTGGACAGCCGGCACAGGTCCTTGCTGTCCACGCGGTCCACGGCTTCCCGCGCATTCACAATCAGCGTGGCACTCACGTCACCCGCGGGTGTGGCTGACACGGATGCGGCGCGCACGTGGCCGACCGAGAGCCGCTGCGCGTTGCCGGGGGTAACGCCACCGGGTGGATGACCTATGGTAACCGGCACGTCTTCCAGCGTCGCGAGCGAGTCGGCCCGCGCCACTTCCTCCGGCGGGCGGTACTCGGACACCACGCGGGACGCGCCGTCCGGGCCCACCTCGGTGTACTTGTACACCCCGGCGCGCGTCGGGATCGCGGGAATGCGCAGGCCACCAAGGGGCGTGCGTTCTACCCGCGAAATCTGCACGGCATCGAATCTCTGAGGCACGTGCTGAACTTAGCACGCACGCATCCGCGCCCTACGAACGCGCTTTATTTCTGCCGCAAACCGGCGGCGCGCTCGTGCGCCCACGTAACGAGGCGACCAGCCACGTGCGGCGGAACGTCAACACCGTTCGATGTCTGACGCCCGATGCGCTTAACCTCGTGGCCAGCGAACTCGTACGCAGACTCCAGCGTCCACCGCTTGGGCGCGCGGACTCGCCGGCCCTCTCTGCGCGACCCGTACATCACTGATACCACATCGCGAACGGGCGCCACCTGCCGCCGCCGTCGCAGTTGGTAGCCGGATTGTCGATCTCGTGATCGTTGAGGCAGTTGGTTGTTATCCCGACAAGCTGGCCATACACGTTGATCACCGGTGCGCCGCTGTCCCCGTGGTCGATAGGTACGTTCGCAGCGAACTTGCCGGGCTCCCCGCTCGTGTCCAATAGCGCCTCCCACCTCGCGTCGCGCTGCACCACGGTCCACACCCACTCGTCGCGATGCACCGGCGCAATGTCTAGGAAAGCTTCGAGCTCGACACTCGACTGCAGGAGCGCGCGATCCATCCCAGCGTCACGCGCGATCACGGTGGTTGTGTGCGGCTCGTTGGCCGCGAGCGTCCCACCGCGGTCTGCCCAGTGCTGCGCCGTTACAAATCGTAGCGTCGACTGAACACCAACCGCGTCCGCATCCTGCAGGCAATGGTCAGCCGTGTAGATGTGCCACGGCGTCACCGCCACGCCGGTGCACTTGCGCTGGTACCCGCTGATCAGCACTACCACGGCGCGGGTGTCGATCGGCGCGGTGAGGAAGACGTGGTCTGAGTCATCCGTGGGCGCCTCGACAATTACCGCCTGCGCTTCCAGACGGTGCGCGCCCGGGGCAGCGCTGCACCCGACCAGCGCCAGCAGCGTAACCGCCAGCGCCCAAAACGCGCGCGGCCTGCGCCCGCGCACGGCGCGCACGCGCGCGAGGCCAGAGCACTTGGGGCACGGCTCCCACTCGCCAATAGCGTAGTCTGGCGTAGCGCAGCGCTCGGCGTACCCACACTCGGCGCAGTGCCACTCCACCGTGCTCATGACAGCACCAGCCACAGCGCCACCCAACCGGCGGTGCCCGCTGCAAACGAAACAGCGATCGCGAACATGGCTGTATGCCGACGGTCGGTCACGGCTTCTGCCCTTCTAGCCAAGCCTTGCCGCCGTTCACAGCGGCGCACGTGGCGCACGCTGTGATGACGCCGCTGTTGGTGCGGCGATAGTTGGGGTTCGCTTTCAGCTGGGCAACGAACTCGGCTTGCTTGGTCTCGGTGTCGGCACAAGGCGGCATGGTTTGCATTGGTCTCTTCCTGTTATACGGGGCAATCGGCGCTTGTCAAAAGGGGTCCCCCAAAATGTGTGCGTGCGGGTGCGCACCCCGCACCATCCGTGCGATTTCCCGGGCCGTGAGGTCCCCCTCCAGTAACGCCCGCGTCACGCGCGCGTGTGCCCCCGCACGCCCCGCCAGGATGGCCCACGCCCCCACCTCTAGGGCGCGGATGCGTGCGTTGCCTTTCACCCGCATCCGGCGGATCTCCTGCAGGTCAAAGCGCGCGTCACCCAGGTCCCCGCACCTGCGCTCCCACGCTACACCCGCCGCGAACATAAGCAGCATGCCCTCACGCGCGCCTTCCCAGAACTCGGCATACGCGCCGTAGTCCTGGTGACGCTGCAGCGTGGCGCGCCGCAAGCGCAACCCGACCGCCACGCCTACCACTACGTGCGCGGCTTCGTGCTGCGCATACCCGAGGGGTGAGCGGTCCGCGGTCATATCGGGATGCGTACTTTCTTCTCAACTTTTTCCCCGCCGCGTTTGCCCACGCGAATCACATCGCCTTCGATGAACTTTTGGCCACGCTCTCGCGCAAGCGTGATGCGGTGTCGACCGTCACGCGGGAACACCGTGCCGTCTGGGTACACCGCGATCGACACTGGCAGCGCCTGCGTGACTGCGCCGCCCCCGCGTAGGTGCGCGAAGCTGGTGGCGCGCAGAGGTAGCTTGCCGCCCTTGGTTAGGTCCTGCGGAATGGGCGAAGGTAACTCTGCCACGCGCGGCTCCTCAACCACAGGCGTAGGCGCGGGTACGGAAATGGTCCGCTGCGGCGCGCCGGACGACTCGAAAAAGTCCACCACGGGTGTGGCCACGCAGCGGCACTGCGGGCGTTGCCCCGGGTGCGCGCGTTCGCTTGTGCCCGGAATTAAAGGTGGGTTAGCCCATGTGAAGACCTGCCCTTCTAAAACCCAATGATCCTCCCCCGTGGGGTACTCACCACCGGGGCGCCCGCGCACCGCGAAATCACGCGACGTGCTCCACCGGTACTTGGTGATGCCACTCGCCTCTTGCGTGAGGCGCTGCATGCTGCCGTTGAACTTGTTCGTCTGGTCGCGCGCGATGAGTTTGGCGCGCGACGCACCCACGTTCAGGCGCTTGTCTATCTGCGGCGCCAACTCCTCCCACCGCTGGCCAACTGCTTGCGCGGGGCGCAGCAGATCCATCACCTGGGAAATCTGATCGTCACCCATGCGGGTTATAAGGCGCGCGTTCTCCTCTCGGAAAGCTTCGATTGCTGCTTGCCTTCCCGCGCGGGCGCCCGCGGGCGGGATGCGCGTGACTCGCTCCACATAGCGCGCTTGCGTGTCCAGCGTCTGCGCGGCTTTGCCGTCTAGCCAATTCAGCACGCCGCTTGCGCGCATCAGCACGCGCAGGATATCCCGAAGGTCAGAGTCCGTGGAGTCCGAGCGCAGGTCCTGCCGCGCGGCGCGGTGCACGTGCTCGCGGAACGTCGCCCACATGGCGAGCATGCGGCGTTCGTACTCACGTTCGAACAAGCGCGCGCCCGGCGGGCGCACCGCGGCCACGCCCGCGCGCGGGGGGCGTGCGCCGCGCATGATCGCTTTGCGGAGTTCGAGCTGCGCCGCTAGCTTGCCGAGGGCCACGCGCTATTCCTCCGCCGGGGGCGGTGTCTTCTTTTTCTTGGGCACGGGCGGTGCGGCGGGCTCTTCTGGTTCGGTCTCAGGCGGGGGCCGGGGCGCGCCGAACACGGGCGCCGGTTCCGGCGCCTTGCCCACGAACCCTTTGCCCGCAGAACCGAGTAGCCGGTTGGCTTCTGCCGTAGTTACTTGGTACGCGAGCGCGACGATTTCCACCGCAGCATCGCGGGGGATTTCTTCCGCAACCACCGCCTTGACAACGTCCACCAAGCTGGCCACCTGCGCGCCGTTGAGTGCTGTCTTCTGCACGTCTTCCGTTGCGGGCGCGCCTGCATCGCTGCCGGGTGCGGGCGCTGCGCCTACTGCGGCGGGCACCCCCGCTGTCAGTTCGGGCAGACCGTCCGGGTCCGGCTCGCGCAGTTCGCGGCTGATCTGCGTCTCTTGCGAGTACCCATCCGAGCCGAACCGAGAAAGCGCGATTTCCTCCGGCGTAACGACCTGACGATCGATGTACACCGCATCCCCGTTAGCTGTGGCCAGGTACAGGTCTGCGCGCTCCTTGGCACTCGGCGTCCACAGGTCCGGCCAAATGACACACAATTTTTCGAAGTCCACCGTAGGCGCGCCGGGCTGACGCAACAGCATCGTCACAAGCTTTAGAAGTCGAGCTTGCACGATGGATACCTGGTACGCGTGCACGCGCATGAGGAACCAACGCAAGTCCGAATCGCCTGTCGCGTTGAGCCCGGCGGGCGCTTCGCCCATGAGAACCGTCACCGGGATCTCGGACGCCATAGCGATGCGCTTGATGCTGCGGTCCGTCAAATCAGCGACGCCGGCAAACGTGGTGTTTACGCGGGAGTAGTCCTCCTTATCCGCGTCGAGCGTCATGTGTTTGGCGATGCTGCGGCCGAGCGCCAGCGTTTGCAGGCGATCGATCAGCCGGTCCTTCTGCTTCGCGGCCACCATGGCGTGCAGGTTTTTGATCTTGATGACGCCGATCGACGCCTCCGTGATGAGTTGCTCTGCGGCGTTCCAGATGGTGCCCTCCGAACGCAGCGCAGCAAAAGGCCGCTGCAGCGCAGAATAATCCCAGTAGTTGTTTGCTGCGCGCGCTTGGTCGTCCGTGAGCACGCCCGGGAAAACAACCAGGCGCGACGCGTGCACCTGCCCGATGATGTGGTCGGTGCCCTCTGGCTTGTGCAAGTTGTACACGGTCGGGCGCCCATACGCGTCCAGGTCCGTGCCCGTGGGTGTTAGATGGCGCTTGTCCAGCACGCGCACGAAACCGATCGGCTCGCCTTCGCGGTAAGGCTTTGCGTTATCCGCTGCGTTTGCCGCGGCGCACCACGCCGCAGAGCCACCGAACACGCGACCCCAGATCAGACCGCGCACCATGGTGCCGTTCACGTCCCACCCTTCCAAGAACTGACGCACCTTGTGCTCGTCGTCCGGGTTCACGCCACCGAGCTCGAAGCTTTCGCGCATGGCCTCGCGTGGGTACAGATCGCAAATGCGCGCAGAGAGATCTTCGCCCGCGAACATGTTGGCGCACTCCTGGTCCGAGAGTCGCCGCACGCACCCGAACGCCCCGTAAGTGGTCTTGTCTCGCGTGCCACCCATTCCGGTGATGGCGTTGATCCAGCTGTCCGCGCGCGTGGCTAGGGCCTTGGCAAGGGTCATGGTGCCACTACCTTAGCAAACCGAGCGGGTCATTTAGCCGGGCCCCTAGGGATTGCCTCTCGTTCCGCCACGCGTCTGAAGCTTCCACGAAGCTTTCGTCTAGCGCGTACTGGGAAGCCAGCCACAAGACCGCCTGAGATGTGGTGTCCACGTCGTCATCATGCCGCCCGCCGGGGAAGCGCACCAGGTTGCGCGCTTTATCCTCGTACCACTCGCACCCGTCACCCTCGGCAAAGTACACATTGCCCGCGGTGAAGTGGTGCGACGCGGCTCGCGCGCGCATGACCTTCTTACCGCGCGGCTCGCACACCACGATCCCAGGGATCAGCGGTTGCAGCGTGTCAATGATCGCCGCGCCGTTGGCCGCTTGCTCAATCAAAATGTTGTCCACGTTCCACGCGCGCCGCAGTTCGATGATCGCGCCTAGCGTTTCATTGAACGTGCGCCGGACGTTTTCGGAGTAGAAGCACAGGAAGTCCCCGTCATCGAAACCCCACACTTCCATCGCCACGTAGTCCGAGCGCGCGGAGTCCGTGAACGTTGGGTCGATCGAGAGGCACGAGAAGCAGCGCGCCAGCGGCCGACGCTTGGGGTCGAAGCGCTTGAACGTGCTCGCGTGGAAGACGCGATCGGAACCACCGCGCGGATCTTGCTGGTACATGTTGCGCGCGATGGTCCCATGCCACCCACCTTTCAACCGCACAACTTTCTCCGCCGCGCCCTCTTGGATGGGCCACAGCAACTCACCGGCACGTTGCCGCCGGTCCCCGCCGAATGGCGTCACGCAACGGCGCTCGGGCTCGAACTTGTGCGGGAGCATGAGGTGGACGAAGCCTCGCGTGCTACTTAGGGACTCCAGCAGGAACCCGCTCGCGTCTTCCTCGTGTACGCGCTGTTGCGCAACCACAAGTCGGAGCGGCTCGCCCGGCCGCGCGCGCGTGAGTACGCTGGATTGAATAGCATCGTTCGTCTGCTTCAGCTCTGCGCCCAACTTGCCATCCACCGCGCTCTCCGCAGTCAAAGGCTTGTTTGGGTCATCCAGCATGTACATGTTGGCGTGCCGGCCAACGCCCTTGCCTTTGAGCGTGGATCCGAACCGCAACCCGGACTTGTACGTGTAGAATTCCTGTTGGTTGGTGACGGGGCGCAGGATCTCTCCCCATCGCTCCACGTACCAAGGCGAGCGGCACACGGCGATCGTGTACTCTGCGAACCTCCGAGAGAGCGTGTCATCGTACGTCGCGATCATGAATTGGTACGCGGGATCCAACGTCCAAATCCACGCGGGCCCGAGTACCGATTTGATGGTCGACTTGATGTGGCCGGGCGGCACGTTAACCACCAACTCACTGCACCTGTCCTCATACAGCGCTTGGAAGTGCGCGCACACTTCTGACATGTGCCAGTTCCACAGCGGCGATCCCTTCACGCCCGGCACGTGTGGGATCGCCATCTTGCAAAACGCCTCGAAGCCGCCCCATCGCACGCGCTCCCGATCGGCGGACGCGAGCGTAGGCGCGCGCCACTGGGAGCCGTCGGGCAAAGGAACGGTGAAAGCGGTAGGCATTTACATCCCGGCGCGGGCGCACGCGTCGCACGAATGTAACGCCACGCGCCCCGTCTCGAAGTCCGCGCGCAACGGCGCCGCACGCTGCGCCTTGGTGTACGCCGCGCGCTCCACGTCACAAGCGCGCTGCAGGTCTGCCATCGCACGCCAAGCTTTGCTTGCTAGGTGACATAGGTTTCCCAGGCGCTCTAGCCCCGGGTCGGGCGGGAGCCCGCGCAGCGCGTCCAGCATGTGGCGTGCTTCGGCGTCTTTCTCGTCGCTCGATTTCTCCTTGGCCCAGTGGAGCGGCTCGCCGGGATTGTGCTTTTGGTTTCCGTTGTAGCTCACGAACGCGACGCACATAGCCGCGTCGGGGAAATAACCAAGGAAGCCGGTCGTGACGGGGCATAGCTTGCGATCCGCTGAGTCGGTCGACATGAAGATCGGGACCGCCGATGCGGGCGCTGCCTCCTCATCAGTATCCAGCACCTCCACTTGGCAGAAGGTGTCCACCGCATTTCTCTTATGCGGGTGCGCCCTCAGTACCACCCACGGTGTACCCCATGATGAGGACAGCACCACACTTTCCGAAGTGTCAACGTCATTGTCTCCCTCGGGGTCGTACAAGTCTACTTCCCGCACGTCTCCCACCTCATGCGCGGGGTTAGAGTCTTTAGGGTGAATGGCGGTCACTCGCACGCGGGTCTTTTTCGTTTCCGGCATTTGGTCTCCTTCTTTCTGAACACGCGTGCCACTTCGACGCACGCCACTGCACATAATACTGCAAGCCCCGCCACAATGCGAGCAGCATCCGTCGCACTGTATCTAGGCCCGCGCGGACGCGTCACGTCGCACCGAACGCGGCGCGCAGCCGGCGCCAGCGCATCACGGCCGCGCGGTATGGGCGCCCCTCGCGCATGCACTCGATCGCGGCGCGTGCGGCAGTTGCTAGGATGCTACGAACGCGCTGGCGACGGGTCCGCATGCGGCGTCTCACACGTAAGCGGCCATGCTGTAGTACGCAACGCCGGTGCCGATGATCGGCACGGTGCGCGTGGTCACACCTTCGAGTTGCTTCCCGTTGCGGAACCCCTGCAGGGTGTTGCCGTCCACGGTGTCCAAATTCCCGTCGCCGCGCACGCGTGTGACCAAGCTGTGGTGCCAGATCTGCACGCTCGCATCAGCTGGGCGGATGAGGTACCCGCGCGCGTCGTAGTACGGCTCCACGTACTGGCTGATGCGAAGGTCCCCCGCGTCCGGCGTACCTACGCGTTTCACGCCATACTGCAACGCGAAGCCCCCATCCCACTTCCAACCCGCGCAGCCCGGCAGGTTGTCCCGCCACGCACGCAGCACGAAACCGCCGCACCAAGCTTTGGTGTGCCGGCACGCCGGCACCGCGAAATCGTCACAAATCCCCGGCCACACCTCGGTGACGGGGTCCAACTCGCCCACGCGCGCGAGGGCCCACGCCACCACGCGGGCGCGCGCCTCGGCTTCCGACATGGCGCGCGGCGTGGCCGGCTGCGTAGGCTGCTCGGCCTCCGGCAGGATGTCCGCCAACGCGTACAGAAGGGACGAGATGGTGACGGGCCCGAGCGCGCCGTCGTCAACCACACCGAGCCTGCGTTGCGCCACCTTGATCCGCTCCGTGCCCGCTGGTGTGGCGCCGCGAATGACGCCGGTGAAGTCTTTGCTCATGAGTTTCCCTTCGCCCAACGCCCGCGATCCGAACACCACAGTGACGCGCGATGCAGCCGGCGCGCCAACCAAAACCACGCGCGGACGCGACGGCTAACGGCCGCTTCCGTCACGGCCGCGCCTCACAATGCACGCGGCACACGGCATCCACCGCCTTGCGCTTCTCCGCCGGCACCAATTCCGGGTTGAGCGCGTACGCCGCACAGAAAGTATCCTGCGCCTTGGCGCCGGTGATGATGGCGTCCGCGGCGTCCGCGTCCGGCCCAAACAACGCGGCGCACCCGAGCAGCATTGCGAACGCCAGCGCCGACACGGCGCTTAGATCCGTGCGCGGCATTGACACGCGGCGACGCGTCCAGGGGGTGGCTCTCACGAGCGGCTCTCCGGCGACGCGTCGATGCCCTCACTCGCGTCCGACTGTCCGTCCGCGTAACCCGTGGCGTACTCGGCCTCCAGGGACTTGGGCTTGGCGGTGCCGGGCGTGCGCAGGTGAATCAGCGCGGCGCCGATGCCTGCCATGATCAGGGCGTGCAGCGTTGCCGGCGCGCCGAGTTCCTGCAGCGCGGCCGGTGTGATGGATGCCAGCGCCGCAGCGAGGACGTACTTCAGAAACGTTACCATTTTGGCTTGCATGGTGACCCTACTTTGGCACGGTCTCCGCGGCCGTCAATGCCGGCGCGGGAATGCCCAGCAAAGGCGTGCGCGCGGTGGGCGGGAGGGGCGCGTGCGCGGGATGCGTGTGCACCGGGGGCGGGGGCGCGCTCGCCAGGAACGCCACCCACCACAGCCCGTCATCCGTGAGCGGCCGACCGTTGAGCTTGTCCGTGAGCATGGTGATCGCGTCGCGCTCGTTCGGCGTGAGCCGTTGCCAGTCTTCGGTGTTCGCAGCGGCAGGCTTCTTGGTGACAATGTCTTTGAGTACCTTCAACGCGCGCGTGACGCCTTCCAACGTGCGCGCGTCGCCGGTGGCAACGGCGGATTCAAGCATGCCCTCCACGCGCGCGATCAGATCCTCCGGCTCGGGTGTCGCCTCGGCCTCGGCACCCGGCGCGGACATCTGCGCGCGCACGCCGCGCCGCGCGTCCACCCATGCGTTGCGGATGTTCGTCCCGGTGGTCTTCGTGACGAGCCCCCACAGGTTTCGCGCGGTGGCGATCTGCGCAACCTGCCTCCCGGACAGCACGTTGTTGTCATCTAGGATCGCGAAGCAGAACGCGTCCAGGTTCGTAATCTGGTGCAGCAGTTCGATTTGTTCGTCCGTCATTTCGCCACCAACTTTCGCACGGCAACGCCGCACACGCTGCACCGCATGTAAGTGGGTCCGCCTGTGAACCCCGCGTGCGTGCGCGGGTGCGTGCAGGTGCCACGCTGGCGCAGACGCGTGACCGCCGCGTTAAGCAAAGCTTGTTCTTTGCGAAAACGGTCTTCCGCCGTGTGCACGCGGCGCCGCGTGCTCCAGACTAGTCGTTCGTCCTTGTTCATTTGCGAGGCCGCTTCTTTCTCCAAAAGGCCACGAGGGCCCGGACGCCTTCCGCATGGGAGCCTAGCGCGTCACGCAACTCGTCCAGCGCCGCAGCGTCTTCCGCGGCAAGCCACAGCGTGAAGCAGCGCAGGCCGCGCTCCTTGCGCGCGACACGGGTGTCAGCCGTGGGCACTAGACGCCCGTGACCGCGGCAAGCTTTGCAGCGTTTGGGGACCTCGTACGCCGAGGCCATGGGCCTGGCGCCGGTGCCGCTGCAGACGGTGCACTTGGGGTACTGTGTTGGGATCATGCTTCCTTTGCGTGTGGGTCGTGAAATCGCACCCCGTCGACGAACACGCGGCACATCACTTCGAACAGGAAGTAAAACACTTCCCACTTCGGTCCAATGTGCTGACTCTCGGGGTGCCACTGCGTGTCCGGTTTCACTTCCCAGTGTATGAGCCGAAAGGAGAACGGCCGAATCGTGACGTAACCCGTGCTCACGGCGCACCCCCAACCGTTGCCGCAATCGCACGCAAGCGCCCGATCGTCTCGTCGTCCGTGGCGTCTGACTTAAACGACGGCAGCTCAACCCCAGGCACCGCAAGCAAAATCGCCGCCGCTGTCGCGGTGCCTAGCAACGCCTCCAGCGTCTTACCCCGCGCGCCGCCCAACGTAACGGTCCAGCCGGCGACGCAGTGCCGCGTACCGCATGCACTGTGCCACGTGTCTTGTTGCCACGTCTCCGGGTGTTCCGTGATTTGTGCGAGCACGGCCGCCGCACGGGCGGGGTCCGGTTCAATCGCGAACGCCACAGCCACAGCCAAGGCCGACGTGTCGCTGAGGTCCGCGTCGCGGAGGTCCGCGTCGCGGAGGTACGCGCCTTCGAGGTACGCGCCTTCGAGGTACGCGTCGCGGAGGTACGCGCCGCGGAGGTCCGCGTCGCGGAGGTACGCGTCGCGGAGGTTCGCGCCGCGGAGGTACGCGCCGCGGAGGTACGCGTCGCGGAGGTTCGCGCCGCGGAGGTACGCGTCGCGGAGGTTCGCGCCTTCGAGGTTCGCGCCTTCGAGGTCCGCGCCGCGGAGGTACGCGCCTTCGAGGTCCGCGCCGCGGAGGTCCGCGCCGCGGAGGTCCGCCCCGCGGAGGTTATCCGCGCCAACCGTGTGCAGAACAGTGCCAGTGTGCCGTTGCTTGATTTCGATCATGTGTCCTCCAACGCCGCAAGCCCCGCGGCTTGTAGCGGCGGGGCAGGGCGCGGGCGGGGGCCCCGTGGCAAAACAGAACATCCGTTCAGGGGTCGTGCTCCCACTGCCACGGGAGCACGCGATACGTTAAGGCTTTTTTATCGCGCATGAAGCGCAAACGCGATGTTCGGCGCTGCATTCCGTCCGCGGACATGGCGCCCGCGACCACCATGGCCGCATGGCAGAGCCGCACGCGAGCGGCGTGCAGCGTGGTGAACGGCTCCGGGTTCCCTTCCACGTTGGGTGCAGGGTCCCGGCGTTTGGCCTGGTATGCCCACTGCACCCTGCCCCATTCCTTCGTTTCCCACACAGCGAAAAGCCAGCTCTCGGACTCGCACCAGCCGCTCGCCCGAAAACCGCCGCCGTACCGGTAGCTGGCGATCGTCGTGATCGCCAGCACATCCCGCAGGCGCCTTTTCATGTGAGTCCGAAGTGCACCGCGTCCGCCGTGCGCTCGGCCGCAAAAGCAACCAGGTCCGCACCGTACGCCAGTTCCGCGATCTGCCGGGCCTCGGCGCCGCGGGCGTAGTGGCTGAACATCTCTAGGCCCTCGGACACCGTGTAGACCTCCCAACGGCCGCCCTTGTCGTTTGCCGCGAGAACCGCGAGCACGCCATCCGCCAGATCAACCGAGGTAACTGCTTTCACGTTCGACATGAGAAGAGTCTAGCGCACTGTTCGAACAGTGCAAGGGGCATCTCGAAAAATCGTACGCGGTATTTGCGGGGAGGTCGAGATCACAGGAACGAAGCCAGTTCATTGGCTCCCTCCCACGTGGTGGCGATGTCGACGGTCTTCCCACCTTTGCGGACTTCGAAGCCGCGATCGGTCCGGATGATCGCAACCACGTTAGCGGCACCTGCGTCGTGCTGCGCGTGGGCCAAGTCTCGGATCGCCTTGAGTTGTGCGTTAGTCATAAGAAGCAGTATGAACCCCGGTGTACGTACAGTCAAGTCCCCCCGTCAAAAATACACACGTAATTTGTCCGGTGGGAGGCCCTCCCGCACTTTGCCTACATGTCGTGACGCCCCACCCCCTCCCCTCACATGAACGGATGTCCAGTGTCCCGGGCCCCTGAACACCCCTTCACCCTGCAACACAGGCACTGAACATATGCAACCAAACGGTTGCGCATGAACGAATGCACCACCAAACGGTTGTGCATGTGGGCCTTGGTAGGTGTTGGTAATCATTGGGCAAAGTGCAGGGTTAGGGAGGG